CTGGCTTCTGCGGCCCGCCATCGGGGTGGCAGTTGTCGTTGGTGTCCGACTCCCAATCGATCATGGCGTTGATCCGACTGTCGCCACCGACGGCGCGATGGAACGCCTCGGCCTGAGTCGAGGCCGGGTGCGTCTTCGTCGGGTAGACGAAGTGGTACGCCGCTACCGGGACGTTGTGTGTGCGACACCAGTTGATGGGGCCGACAGCCGTCGTGTCGACCATCTGACCGATGGAGGCGCGACAGATGCCGAACCCGATGCCGTGAGGATCAGGAGGGACAAGCCCCTGCTGGTACTGCGAGACATCGGGTCCGAAGAGGGTCACTCGTCGTCAGCGTCCGCTTCGTCCGATTCCTGCTCGGGGTTCTCGGGGATGGTGTCGTCGTCGTCTGGTGCATCGCTCATGGAGCCGAGCTTAGTTACGAGCTGCTCTGCGAGGGGGCGACCTCGGCCGGCGTCGTTACCTCGCCATTGGCCTCGTGAGAGTGATCGTGACCGTGGGCGAGCACCTGCTGACGAGCCAACGTCAGATCGTTCTGCATGTCTTGGATGATCCCAACCATCTCGATGTTCTCGGCGATCAGGCTCCCGACCCGCTGCTCCATCTGACCACGCACGAACCGCTCGCGGCGGAACATCGTCAGGAGATCCTCACGGGTGAGATCATCGATGTTGGTGTTGCTCATCTGTTCTCCAATGCTGTCAATCGTCGTTCAAGGATCTGCACCGCCGCCCACAGAGTAGGCGTCAGAGCGCCGAGGTCGTTCCCCCACGGCTCGAAGTCCTTCTCGCCCGGCTCACCTTCCCCGATGGCGACGGCCTCGGGTACGACCTCGAAGAGATCCTGAGCGAAGAAGCTGAACTTCTCCTCGTTGGGAACGGCGTTCCAGAAGAAGTGCATCGGCCGGCCGGCTCGGATCCTGCCCATGATCCAGTCGTCGTCGTAGTCACGGATGAACGTCTTCAACCGCTTGTCCGACGTCTGGTTGTAGAGCACGCCGGTCGCCGGGTTGCCGACCTGGGTGATCGTTCCGACCTGACCGATCGTGATCGGGCTGGTGACGGTGATGGCTCGGAAGGTGCAGAAGATGGCGCCGGCTGTGCTGCCACCACCGGTACCAGTGCCTAGGTGGAGCATCCAGTTGTAGGCGCTGTTGGTCGTCTGTGTGTTGATGAACCGCCCGTCCTGGCGGATCTGGAACCCCTGGTCGGTGTCGTAGTTATTGACGTCCGACTGGTTGAGCATGAAGTTCCCACCAGAATCCATGCGCATGCGCTCGACCGACCCTTGGAGCCACGTGACGGGCTGCGAGGTGGCGGTGATGATCGAGATGCCGGCGTTGACGTTGATGCTGGCGCCACCGCCGCCATCGACGATGGCTGTGCTCGTCGCCGACTGCAGCAGGGCGTTGCCCGAGTTGCCGAGGATCGTGACCGATCCGTTGAGGGCGGTGATGTTGATGCTGCCAACGTCCTCGTTGCGCATGTACATGGTGGACGAGGAGGGATAGCCGATGTACCCCTGGCGGGTGCCGAGGCTGCTGCTGTAACCATCGCTGCTGCCGTAGTACCCGATGTAGCCACCAGCGACGTCGGCAACAGTTCGTGCCGAGACGATCATCGCCTGCGAGTTGGTCGATACGGCGCGGAACTGAGCCATGCCGACGCAGTAGCCCGAGGTGGCGAGGAATGTCGTTGCACCTCGTGGGGTGAGCGTGATCCATCCGGTGCCACCCGTGTTGGTGTACGACTGGATGTCGATGTTCTCGTAGGCATCGATGCCGATCTGCCCACGCTGCGTCACGATGTTGTTGCTGGCGCGGTCGGTGCTGAACAGGACGACCGCTTGGTTCTTGCCGATCAACTGCAGCGGCGTGGGATCACCACCCGGTGCGGCGAGGTAGTCGATCGTTAGCTGCCCGGTCAGAGTGTCGCTGGTACGGCGGAGGTAGAGGGCGTCGGCCATCCCCTGCGTGAAGTTGCTGCCACCGAACTGCACCCACGTCAGTGCGGTGGTGTCGATGGTCGGGTAGTCGGTGGTGCAGACCCACGCTGTGTCAGCGTTGACGTTGCCCAAGGAGATGAAGACTGCGGCGTTAGCGAGATCGGCCTGAGAATCAGCGTCGGTAGCTCGTGTCCAGGCGCCGGTCGCGGCGACGTAGATGCCGTTCTGCGAGGCGGTCGTCTGGTTCTTGACGAGGATGCGGTTACCAGGCGGCGTCGTGAAGCCGTCGACCGACTGATTACCGGAGAGCGTGATGTTGGCTGTCGTTGCCAGGACGACAGCGTCCTTCCAAGCGATCCCCTGAGCGAGCGCATCGACGTACTGCTTGGTGGTGGCGTGCATGGCGACCGTCGGATCGCGGAACAACGTCAGATCGCCACTCATCGGCAGCGTTCCATCGAGCGGCAGGAAGACGCTCTTGTCGTAGACGACATCCCACGTCGTGCCGTTCCATCTCTTGATCGTGTTGACCATCAGCTACCCCAGGTGATCGAACGAGAGCTGTCCCGAGGTCGGGAACTCGGAGATGGTGGAGAAGCACATGTACGGATCACCGTCGGAGTCGTAGACGGCGATCCCCTTGGCGGCGGTGCCGATGAGAAGATCGGTGATGAACGCTGCCGGGATCGTGCCCTGCAGTGCGGCGCCGCCGGGCGTGACAGCTATGCCCATAGGTGTCGACGTGCCGGTCAGTGCGGGATCGCCGTAGCCACCCGTGACCGTCCCCGGGTTGGTGGCGATGTTGTGCATCTGGATGATCGGCACGGCGCCGGTAGCGAGGCCGCACGCTTCACGCCTGAACCACATCTTGCACGAGGTGACGGTGCGCCGGCCGCTGTAGTAGAGCTTCGTGTTGATCTGCGTACCGTAGAACCAGCACCCCTTGGCGTTCGGGTAGCTGGCGTCGTAGTAGCCCTGGAACGGGCGCAGGTTGCCCGAGCCGTTCCACTGCCCGCCGTTGATGTTGCGCCAGTGGTTGGTGCCGTCAGCAGAGATGAGGGTGGGCGTAGCGATCAACGTGTACGGAGGGAAGTCGGTGTAGTTGACGTGGTTGGCGGCGTTCCTCGTGTACACCCGGCAGTACACCGTCGTGCCCGAGGCATAGGCGGTGCCGGCGTTGAGGATCACGCTGCGATCGCCTGGCGTCCCGGTGTTCGCCCAGTTCGTGTCGAGCGTCCAGTTGACGCCGTTGGTCGAGCGGTCGAGGCGCCATGCGGTGACGCCGCTCGGCACGGTGAACCGCGCCCACATCTTGCCGTAGACGCCCTCGGGCTTGAAGCCGTTGGTCTGTGTCGTGCCACCAGTGAGCGCCACGTTCGGCGGCAACGTCGTACCGTCGGCGGCGATCGTCGCCACGATGATGCTCTGTGCCGGCCCGAGCACACCTGCTGTGTCACGAGCAGCAACGCTGACCGTGTAGTTGGTCAGCGCATCGAGACCATTGACCTGGCAGCCGTTGCCTCCCACATCCAGCGGCGTGAAGTACGCCACCACCGGAACGGTGGAGACGTGGAAGTCTTGAAGGTCGTTGATCGTTGGGTAGTTCCAGGTGAGGTCGAACCCTTGGTAGTTGGTGTTGCTGGCGACCAGTCCTGTGATCACGGGTGGGGCAACATTCGGCGTTGTCACCTTGGTGGCATAGGCGACCACCGAGTAGCCCGGCTGGTTCGGTACCGGCGGTGCATCGATCGCCCGCACACCGATCACGTAGTCGGTGTTCTCCGGTAGCAACGTGGCGTCGAAGGGCGTCGTCTTGATCCCTTGTGAAACACCGTTGAGGAACACCTCGTAGGAGAGGCCGGCGACAGGTGTCCATGTCAGGCGGACGGCGCCTGGTCCCTGCACCGATGCAGCCACACCAGTCGGCAAGGTGGGGATGATGTTGCCCGAGAGCACCGGGCCGATCACCGTCTGCGCTCCGTCTCCCGGCAGGTTGGTGGCGTAGATGCGGTAGTAGTAGTTGGTGTTCTCCACGAGCAGCCCACTGTTGTCAGTCACGGTGGTGACGGGGACGCCCGTGTAGACGCTCGTCCACGGACCAGCCTGTGCAGTCGAGCGCGACACCGTGATGCTCGTGACGGCCTCGGTTGCCGGCGAGGCTGTCCACGTGAGCTTCATCTGTGGCGGTGTCGTTGCCTGTGCCGCAGTGAAGTTCACGATGGCGCTCGGCTTCTGTAGAGCGATGGTGACCGTGTCGATCCAGAGGTCGCCGATCCTCGGCGCCGCCGGCTGGTTGGCACCGATGTAGATGTCCGCCGAGTTGGCGCCGTCGGTGGAGTGGATCTCGTTGACGATCGGGTGGACGTGGGTGAGTAGCGAGTACCGGTCGTCGTGGAGGTGATCGATCTTGGCGTACTGCACGAGCGCATCGGCGTCGGTCAGGTACTGCGGGTGGGGGTCGGGCTTGCCTTCGTGGAAGGCCACCGCACCGGCCACCTCGTAGTTGTGCGGGTGCGTCTTGAAGGCGTAGAGAGCGTTGCCCTCGTTCTCGACGAGGTACTGAGCGTGGGGATCGTTGGTGACCGAGCCAGCGAAGGCGAGCGTGACCGGGACGGTGTACCCGGTCGGCATGGCGTGCTCGAAGCGCACGACCCGTGTGAGGGCGTCGACTTCCTGCACGAGCTGATTGCCGTTCAGTTCGACGTGGACACCGACGAGATCGAAGTGAGCGCCGGCCAGCAGGTTGTGGTCGGGGTTCACCGTCAGCGTGACGACGCCGTTCGCCCACGAGTACCCCGTCACCGCCCACGGGTCGAAGCCCATGTGCTTGATCAACGACTGGTTGATGTCGAACTCGTGGGTGTGGATGATCTGTGCGTAGGTGATGTCGGCCTCGGCCGGCAGCAGGTACTGGCTGTGCGGGTCGGGCGAGCGCAGCGGGTCGGTGTGCAGCTCCATCACCGACTTGACGTACGTCTCGGTCGAGAAGGGGATGTACTGGAAGACGACCTGGCTCAGCGTGAGGTTGGTCTGGTAGTTGCCGGCGGCGACGTTGGCCGAGCGGTTGGGGTCGAGGGCGATGATCCAGTCACCACTGTTCACCGGGACGGCTGCGTCGAAGGTGAGGGTCGCCGTACCGGCGGTGGTGGCGGTCGACGATACGTTGGCGTTGGTCTTGTCGTAGCTGAACGTCGTCGAGGTGAGCGGCGCCTTGGCGATGAACTTGCCGTCGAACAACGGGTCGACGCCCTCGACGAGCACTTCCTTGCCGACGACGATGGCGTGCGGTGCTGACGTGGTCAGCGTGGCCACGTTGGACGTCAGCGCCCTGTTGCTGACGGTGTAGGTCTGAGCGGCGTCGTAGCGGCCGGAGTAGTCGGCGTCGATGAAGTTGAGTTCCTTGGACGAGCCGGCGACCCAATACATCCCGTGGCGATACGTCGAGGTGCCCCCGGTCCAGATCGGTTGCGGCCAAGTGGCGAGGTTGGACTCGACGTACTTGGCGGCGTCATACACGCCGACGAACATCAGGTCGCCGAGCAGCGCCTCCATCTCGGTGCGGTTGGCGAAGTAGATCGAGTCGTGGTTGTCGAGCAGGTCGGCGTCGAGTGTCGAGCCGCTGCCCATGTTGCCCTTGTGCCAGACGTCGTACGTCTTGTACTTGAACACCGACGACGACAGCGACATCAACGACGTGCCGCCGGCACCGGCTGCACCCTGAGTGTCGGAGTGGACACCGCCCGAGTACCAGTAGAAGTCGGAGGGAGTACGGAAGTACTCGGCGTTGGTCTGTGCGCCGATTCCGAACGTCGTGCCGTAGAGGTTGAGCCGCTGGCCGAGGTTGCTGCCGAAGCTGAGCGTGCCCGGGTTGACGACGAGGTTGCCGACCACGGTGCCGCCAGGTGTCAGCTGCAGGAAGGCGGCGGCGTGCAGCCCGTCGACCATGTCGGCGTTGAGGTTGGGCACCAGCGTCGTCGAGGTGACAGCGAACGGCGGCGAGCCGGTGAACGTCATGCTGTCGCTGCCGGTGGAGATCGTCTCGAACGTGACAGCGTCGACAGCAGTGTTGGCTGTGCCGACCGGCGTGTTGTAGCTCAGCAGCCAGCCGACCTTGACGAAGGCGGTGCCCCAACGGAAGCCGCTCGGCGACTGGTACGCACCAGTGCTCGCCGGCACGGGAGTGATCGAGGGATCGGTGAAGGTCTCGCTGTCGAGCTTGCCGATCGATCCCGAGAAGACCGTCCACACTGTCGGCGTCGCCACGTTCGAGCCGGCGATGTAGTCGTAGGTGCCACCAGCGATGGCGTTGGCCACCGGGGTGCCGATGGCGTACGAGGAGCCGGCCCACGGGGTGCGCAGTGTGATGACGTTGCCCGAGATCGCACCGCTCGCCCACATGTCCGCAGCAGTGACGTTGCGGGTGTACGTGTAGAAGGGATACGTGTATCCCTGAGCGTTGGTGTACGGGTAGAAGGCGATGTACTTGCTCGCCGTCGAGGCGCCGTTGTGCCAGCCAACAGCCGACGTCAGCGTGATCGTGGTGGCGCCGGGAGCGAGGGCGACGGCCAGCGTGGTCAGCGCCGAGCCGGGCAGCTTCATCACGTGGTACGACTGGATCGACAGGCCGTCGGTGTCGTAGCTGTCGACGAGGCCGTAGTGGTTCGGTGTCTCGCCGGCCTGGCTGAACGACAGGAGCTTGATGGCGTACGAGTACTTGTAGCGCCGGCTCGGATCGACGGGGATGAACTCGTCGATCTCGCGGTTGGCGTCGGGGCCGTTGTAGGTGAAGCTGCCACCACCGGCAAAGCTCTCGACGCTGTTGTAGTTGAAGGTCGAGAAGTTGGTGTTGTCGCCGGTCAGGCCCGAGCCGTTGGCGACGAGGTTCATCCCACGTGCCTGCACGTACATCTCGGTGGCGAGGTTGCGCGCCTTGAACTGCACCGAGCTGGTGGTGATGTTGAGCAGCTCGATGCCGCCGGCCCCTGGCGCACCAGCGGTGTCGGAATGCACACCACCGAGGTAGAAGCGGAAGCCGCTGGCGGTACGGAAGTAGGTGTTGTTGGTCTGCGCACCGATGCCGAACGTCGTCGAGTTGAGACCGAGGTGCTGACCGAGCCGCGAGCCGAACGAAAGCAGGCCCGAGGTGATCACGTCGCCCGTGACATCGACGTAGCGGGCGTCGCTTGTCGCCTTGTCGTAATACTGCGTGTTGTGGGTGTGGCTGTCGTTGACGACCGTCGCCGTCAGCGAGACGTTGGCGTCGCCCTTGACCGAGGCGCTACCGGTGACGTTGCCGGCGAGCGTGAACGTGCGCGCCGTCGTCCACGCTGCAGCGGTGCCGGTGGTGTTCGAGGTGATCGGGTTGGCCAGCAGGGCGTTGTTCAGCGTGCCGGTGTTGAGGTAGCTGGCGTTGCGGTAGAGGAGGTCCGACTCCGTCTGCGTCATGTAGGTCGGGTGCGGGTCGGGCGCCTGCACGTGGGCGAGGATCGCCGCATCCATCTCCGACTCGGAGAGGTACTGCGGGTGGGCGTCGGCAGCAGAGACGTGCAGCGACAAGTCCCCATCGGTGGCGTACACCGGGTGCGGGTCGGCCTGGCTGGTGTGGGCGGTGAACGCCGCTGTCAGCTCGGTGCCGGTCGTGTACACAGGGTGCGGGTCGCCGGCTGCCACGTGGGTGGCGATGTCGGTGGCGATCTGTGCCGTCACCTCGGTGGGCGTGGTGTAGCCGGGGTGGGGATCGGCCGCTGCGACGTGGGCGTTGTACGTGGTGACCGTGGTGTAGGTCGAGGCTGCCAACGTCTTGGTGAGGTACTGCGTGTGCGGGTCGGCGAGCGCCACGTGCGCCGCCACTGCGGCCGCAGCAGCGGCCGAAGCGTCAGGTGTGGCCAGCTCGATCCAGTTGGCCAGCACGGTCGGCGGAGCAGCCTGCAGGATGAACGTCTTGGCGACGTCGTTGCGGATGCAGTAGTCGCCCTTGGTCGCCGGCAGCGCCAGCATCTGCGCCTGGCTCGTCGCCTGGTACACGTCGGGCACGAACACCGAGCCATCGACGTACGCCTTGGTCGCTGCGTGCAGTGCACTCGACGGCGGACCAGACAGCGTCAACGCCCCGGTCATCGTGTCCCCGGTGGTGTTGACGTAGAGAGCGTTAGCTGTCGCCGGCCAGTCGGTGTACGTCGAGACCCACTCGGGCACGTTGTTGTTGTGCATCACCACAACAACTCGGTCACCGGACGTGAGGGTGTCGAGGCTCGTCAGCGGAGCACCGTTGCGGGTGAACGGCGCCGCCTCGATCGGCTCCATCCCGTACGGCCCGGGCATGACGACGGTGGCGATCTTCGTCGCCGTGTCGAAGCTACGTACGAACGCCTCGTAGACCGACAGCTCGCCGCTCACAGCTCGCGCTCCCACCGCTCGGTACCGACCCAATGGTCCTGTGACTTGACCGGCCGCGGCCACATCGACTGGCGCCAGGCATCGATGACAGCCTTCTGGTCATCCTCGTCGCGGTACAGGCTCAGCATCGTCTTCGAGTCACCACGAGCGGCCATCATGTGCTGGGACTCGGTGATGAACCACACGTTGGTCTCGGTGCCGTTGGTCAGTGCGATCGTCGTACCGGAGCGCAGGATGGGGTTGAACTTCAACACGCATTGCGCTCGACGCATCCGGTGACGGCGCCGCTCGATGCGCTCCTTGGCGAGCAGCGCCTCCTCCAACGAGGACACGGTCTCTGCCGCCGGCAGTGTGATCGATGCTCCCTCGTTGGCGACGACCCTGAACGTCTGCCCGAACTTGTCGATGCCGGAGAACACCCGCGCCTCGAAGCCGAGCGGGATGGAGTTGTGGGCGCTGCTGTAGCTGATGAGCTTGGTGACGTCGAGAGTGAACAGCGGGCGCAGCTTGCGCCGACGGATCTCCATGATCGGGTCGATCATGCGGATCACGGTGTTGGTGCCGATGAGCTGCATCCCGATCTCGTCGGCCAGACGGTTGAGGAGCTGCCAGTCGCTCTCAGCCGACTGCACGAACAACGGGATGGAGAACTTGTAGGTGTCCATCTCCAAGCAGAACCCGTAGGGACGCACGACGTCGGAGGCGATCTCGAAGGGGCGCTTGTCCTTCCACTTGCGCTCGCTGCCCGAGCGCAGGGCGCTCGACGCCCCGAGCATGAACGCCGTGACGACCGACTGGTCCTTCTGCCCGGTGGTCGTCACTGCGGTATCCAGGTACCCGACGATGACCCGAGAGTTGGACCCGCTGTCGATCGACAAGCTCGCCGGCTTGCCGGCGTAGTTGTAGAGGCCCGCCGCCCCCGCCCCGGTCACCGTCAGCAGGTCGTGCTGCCCACAGCGTTCCTCGATGGTGTAGTTGGGGACGTCGAGCGCGTACTTGTCGACAACGAAGACGTCCGCCATGTCACGTCACCGGAAGCAGCAACTGCGTCCCGTAGTGGAGATCATCGGGGCACTCGACGTGTGGGTTCATGTCGGCGATCGTCCACCAGTCGAAGGTGTTCTTGTAGAACCGATCGGCCAACGTCCACATCGCATCAGCAGCAGTGGCGGTGTACGTCATGAACTTCTGCCGCGACGGGAAGATCGGCCGGCGCAGTACCACGGTGACCTGCGTGCCGTTGCTGTGCGGCATGCTCACCGTCTTCTGGTTGACGTAGCGGTCCACGATTCGACCCTAGACCGTGTAGTGGGTGCCGGCGGAGGTGGTCTGTGTCGGCGGGTTGTAGTCGGAGGCGGTGTACGTGGCCGGGTTGGTCTGCGTGTGGGTGGTGGTCCCGTCGGGGTTCTGGACGGTGGTGGCGACGACAGTGGGGTCGGTGGTGGTGTCGGTCGAATTGACGAACGCATCGCCGCCCGACTCCGAGGTCGAGTAGAGCACTTGCAGTCCCATGTCCATCTTCGCTTTCGTCGGGATGTAGTTGGCGTTGAACTCGGCGTAGGTGAACGCCATCGAGCTGACCCAGCCAATGAACACCATGTTCGGGTTGTAGTAGACGGCCACGCCACGGCCCCACGCCGAGATGCCCTGCGCCCCGAGGTCGAACAGCCGGCCCGTCATGTCGGTGATGCTGCCGGGCTGGACCTTCATCCCGTAGACGGTGTCGATGTTGACGAGGGTGGATCCGATCTTGGCGAAGTAGTCCTGGTCGCCGCCGAGGATGACCCGGTAGACGTCCCACAGATCCTTCTGCACGCCGACGTCGGCGAAGATCGGATCGATGGTGTGACCGTCTACCTTCTTGACCCCGGCGGTGGCCGCAGCCACCTCCATCGAGCGATCGAAGAACATCTCGATGCCGGTCGTCGCCGTGCCGACCTGTGACTCCGAAGCTGTGCCATTCGTCTGCAACGTCTCGGCCGGCGCCGAGGCGTGCTGGAAGTCGATCGTCAGGCTGGCCGAGAAAGGATTGAACTGGAACTGCTTGCCCTGCGAGAAGCGAATCCGCTTCGGCTTCGTCTTCTTCTCACCGGTCTGCAACGTTGCGCCAGGACCAACAGCAAAGTGGCCCTGAGGGTTGGCGTCGGTGGTCGTCGTGGTCGTGGTGCCTTGCTCCAACGCCATCCGCGCCGACACCACGGTGGAGGCCGCAGTGGATGGGTCGGTTGCTGCTGCTGCCGTGATCAGCTCGGGGTCGATGTCGCACGGGTAGATCCAGCCGCGGACCAGACCGGTCCCCCACAGCCTCGTCCACCACGTACTGTTCTGGAACAGCCCGTCCAGCATCGGAGGAGCTACGTAGCGGGGGTAGAGGTAGTCGTTGTTGATGCTGTACGTGGTGTTGATGGCGGTGCTGCCAACCGGCAACTGTGACGGCTGAGCTGCTCCGGCGGTACCTGTCGTCCCCATTACGTGCTCCTCTTCGCTGTGACCTCGGCGTACTCGGCCTCGATCGCCGGGCGCACCGCCTTGGCCAATCGTTGTGCGTCGTAGGCGTAGTTGCCTTGCGACTGGATCGTGACGTTGACGGTGACACCGCCGCCGACCGCACTCCTCATCGAACGAGAGAAGCCCCCGACGGTTCTGCCGGGCGGGAGAGCGGCCCCGCCGAACGAGCTGGCTCCCATCCCCGACTCTGAGATCGGATCGCCGAGGTGAGCGCTGGCGATGATACGGCGCGCCTCGCTCTCCTCGCGAGCAGACAGGACGCTGCCCCGCCGACCGTCATCACCATGATCGAACGCTGCATCACCGAGGTGCAGTCGCTTGACGATCTCGGTGGCGATCTGGATGCGCTTCTGGCTCAGTTCGAGGCCGGGGCGGTACGAGAGCCATGGACCGAAGTTCTGGCCGTTGCCCGACAGCTTGTACATGGCCATCAGGTTCGTCTTCGGGTTGAGCAGGTCGTCGTAGTTGGTGATCCCGAACAGGCGGGCGCGCTCGGGGCCGAGGCTGCCGAGCATGTTGATCTGGCCCAGGCCGTAGCTGTTGTCGCCGGTACCGCGGTTGGTGTTGTGCGCCGACGGATCCCAATCCGACTCACGGTTGGTGATGCCGATGACGTTGATCAGACCCTGGCCGCGGAAGCCGACCTCGTAGGCCATCTTGGCGACATCGTCGCCGGTCATCTTGCCGCCCGTGTACGTGCTCGTCGTGTCGGGCGCTGCTGCGTCGGTCACCGTGCTGGTGTCGCCACCACCGCCACCACCGCCGCCCATGAAGCCGGCGCCGCCCTGCAACGTCGCCAGGCTCGACGTGCCCTGACTGAGGAGACCTGCACTGCTACCACCGAGGCCAGAGGAGATGCTGGCGCCGCCGCCGCCTCCACCACCGCCGCCGCCACTACCACTGTCACCAGCGGTCGCGGTGGTGTCGGTAGCAGCGCCATTGGACGCCGCCGACGTGCCCCACACCTTGTCCAGCCCTTGCTTCTCGTACGCAGAGCGGCTACCGGGCAGCTCGGCCGGCTGCACGTGCCACGGCTCGTCGTTGACGTCGAAGAAGCTCCGCAGGCCGTACGCCTTGGAGTGCGCCACGATCCAGCCCATGTCGCCACCCATGTCGGCGGCGAGACCGATCTCGTGCATCGAGCGACCTGGCGGAGCGGCAGCAGCACCACTGACGTGGTGCCACTTCTGCCCGTTCCAGGTGACCTCGCCGCGCCCGGGGCCGGGCCGATAGCGGTCGAGGAACATCGCCCGCTGCTGCTCGGTCGAACGGGTACCGCCGCCGGCCTCCCAGTGCACCTTGCCCTTGGACCCTGCGATCATCGCCAGGATCCGCTTCTTCATGATCGGGTGCATCCCGTTCCACGAAGCATCGTGCGGTTCCGGGGCCATCGGCATCCGGTTGACGAAGGCGTACTGCCCACTGGTGTCGGTGGAGGTGGCGGTAGCGGCCGGATCGGTGGGATCGCCGGTCTGTCCGTTGAGCGGCGTCGAGTACAGGTTGGCTACCGCTGTAGCGGCCTCGCTGTAGTCGGGCTTGATCTGCATCGGGTTCGTGAGTCCGGGGAAGAACTCGTCGTAGATCGCACGCTCATCCGCCCCGCCCTCATACCTCTTGTAGTACGTCGGGGCGCGCACGGCCTTCGTGACAGAGATGAGCCTGTCGCCGGCATCGTGGAAGTCGTCGTCGTCGATCATGCCGCCGGTCGTAGCGAACGTGTTGAACTTCTCGCGGACGTCCTGCCACTCGCCGAGCCAGTGAGCCGTCCCGGTGAACTCATCCTGCATTCCACCGAACTCGGCAGCCTTGTTGAAGGTCTCGGGGTTGCGGGACTTTGCGGCGTCCATCCAGGCGACAATCAACTGCGCTCGGCGCCGCTGGTACATGTCGATGTACCCGGAGATCACCGGGTACTTGTACGGGTCGACACGAAGAGAGTTGAAGTCGGTGAGCCTCGGTTCCTGTGGACGCGCCAACCCGGTACCTGACTGGTACGTCCCGTCAGGATTCTTCTTCATCCCATGTCCCGGGCCTTCGGTCATGTACCAGTGCCGGTAGGCGTTGATGATCTGCTTGTCGGACATGTCAGCGGCCTGGATCTGAGCGCCCTGCGTTGCCCGTTGCTCCTCCTCGGTGAACCCATCGCTGCCGACGAAGTGGCCCCAAATGTTGGCAGCCACACCGACCGCCAACCCACCAGCGGCACCGATCACCGCACCGGGGGGGCCACCAACCGCCCCGCCGAGCGCAGCACCGCCGGCCGTGGTCATGGCGGTGCTCTGGAAGATGTCACCCCAATCCTTGGCGTTGACAGCCTGCTGGATGCCCATGCCTACGCCTACTGCTCCGATGGTGCCCAGCGCGAACGATCCGCCGGCACTCAACCCGCCGGCACCGGCTGACACCTCACCTTCGGCCGCAGAACCGCCGCCGCGGAGCAGACCACCGAGCAGACCGCCACCGCCACCGCCACCACCACCACCACCCAACATGCTGCGGGCGAGACCCACTCCGCCGAGGAGACCGAGGCCGGCGGTGAGCGTCTTGACCACTCGTTCGAGCGAGGCGAACGTGTTGGTCAGACCACTGGCGGCATCCTCGACGCCGGCCAGTGCGTTCTGGATCGACTCCTCGGTGCGGAGGTTGCTGACCTCGCCCGTCTGGTTCTGCTGGGCGAAGCTCGCCTCGCGCCGGGAGCCAGCCGTCTGCGTGCTCAGTGCCTGCAGGCCGAGCTGGTTCTTGTTCAGCCCGGCAGCCGACAGCGCCGCCGACGAGTTGTAGTCGATGTTCCCGCCGGCTTGCGCCTGCTGCAGACCGGCGGTGACGATCCAGGTGTCGATCGTCTCGTCGTCGAGCATGTACAACTGCTGGAAGCGGATGCGGATGCCGGAGCCAGGCGTGCCGAGGTTGATGAAGTCGAACTGGTTGAGCTTGCGCCCGCCGTTGAACCGCTGCTCGTAGTTGCGGATGTAGTCCTTGGCGACGTCGAATGGCTGGCGCACCTGCCCGCCGACACGGGCGTACTGGATCCCCATCGACCGCTGCCGGCGCAGCACCATCGGATCGAGGAACCCTGCATTGGCCTGAGCGAGCTGCGTGGTCGTGGCCGTACCACCGAACGCCTGGGTGGCTGTGCCGAGACCCTGCATGTACTGCGCTGCCTGGGTCGGCGTCTGACCCATGCGGAACGACAGCGCTGCAGTCTGTGCAACGTCCTGTCGTGACCCGGCGAACTGACCGAGCATGCGGAAGCGATCCATCTCGATCTGGTTGGGGTTGCCCCCGTACATCGAGGCAGCGAACGTCGCCTGCGCCGAGAGCGGGATGCTCTCGACGATGTTGCGGTGGAGGCGATCGGAAGCCATGTTGGCGACGCCGGCAGTCGCCACCATCGCCATGTTCAGCCCAACGTTGAGCCGGCTCATCCACGGCATCGAGGTACCGCCGGAAGGCGCAGGCGTTCCCGTCCCTGTCGTACCGCCGCCGCCGCCACCGACAGCGTTGGCAACAGCAGCCGCAGCAGTACGAGCCGAGGGAGTGCCGAGAGACGAGACGGTGGGCGCCGCTGTCGTTGTCTGAGCGGCAGCAGATGGTGCCGCTGCTGGGCCGGTGGCACCCGGCCCACGGTTCACGTTGTTCACGAACGGCGTCATGCTGCCGCCCGGCCCGGAGACCGGACGGAGACCACCGTTGACGGGGCCGTTCGACTGACGCGCCGCCACCGACGGCACGTTGTTGAGCCAGTGGTTGCTGGTCTGCGTGCTGCCGGTGCTGCCACCGATACCGGTACCGGTCTTGCCGAGGTTGTTGAGTACCGAGCCGCCGGTACGCGCCAACGAGATGATCCCGCCGAGGTTGGCGAGCACCTCCCTGGTGGCGGTGGCGACCTCCTTCCACGAGGACGCCATCCCCTTCAAGCCGTCCCAGCTCAGCTTGGCGGAGAGCGTGGTCGTCGGCGTGGGCGAGGTGGTCGATGGACCTCTCCCCGAACGGCTCGATGTACCCGACGCCGCCCCCAGGCCGACCGCCGGCTCGTTGGGCGGCGGCATCCTACGACGCCTTGATCGGGATCATCATCTTGCGATAGCGGTCCATGCGTGACTTGTAGTCCATGTACTCGATCCAGTAATTCCGCTCACGAATCGTCAACGCCTTGCAGATCGTCGGGTTCCAGCCGAACGTCTCGACCAGCCGGGTGTAGTGGGCGTAGACGGCCTGGTAGTTAACTCGGTAGAAGATCGGCCCAAGTGATCTTCGTGGGGAGCCTCTCTCCACACTTCTCACAGGGCACTTCAACCTCCTTGAATCCGATGGAGGGGATGGCGAGCAGAGCTTCCACGATCGTCGCTCTGTCGGCAGCACCCAGCTCCCGTGACCACTCCTGCGGGTTGGCAACGGCCTTGCCGTCGACCTTCTCGACGCACGAGGCGAGGAAGGCGCTGTTCGCTTCCGCTGTGGTCAGCGGCCTGGTCGTGGACTGGAACACCCCGAGCTGATCGTTGCCGCTGACGTAGCGCATCAGCACCTGCCTGCCGTCGCGCAACTCGGCGACGAAGCGGTCACTGCTGAACTCACGATTGTCACGGATCTCGACCAGCGCCTCGACATCGACGTACAGGTCGACGGCGAAGCCACACGTGGGGCACAGCACGTCGCGGTACGTCCGCTGCTTGCCGTAGGTCGTCAGCAGGATCTCCTTGAACAGGATGTCCCGATCGAAGATCAGCAACTCACCGAGGGCGTTGCGGTCCTTGGCGATGTCGATCCCACCGATCTGCACGACGCCACAGCGCAGGTGGAGGTCGACCACCATGACGTTGTAGTTGACGTTGCCCGCTGGCAGCCGCGCCAGAGCTTCCTCGTCGCCACCGTTCAGCTCTCGCACGATCGCCGTCTTGTATCGGTGGCCGTCGCGCTCGATCCCCCACAGCAGCTCCACCGTCCCGGCCGGCGGGTCGGCGATCAGCGGCACATCGGGGCGAGTGTCTTCGAGCATCCTCGCCAGAGAGTCGTTGACGTGATCCGGCGTCAGGGCGCCGGGGTGCATCTCCTGCTCGGGCTGGGTGCCGGGTGGCTCGGTCGACCACTGCGACATGTCGAAGATCTCCCCGTCGGGGTTGATCTTGTCGGGATCGAAGTCGTCTGGTGATAGCTCTTCGAGATCGGTCTGCTCACTCGTCATGCGGTGTCCTCCTTGGGGTCTTCGGTCTAGCCGGCGAACTCCGGCCGGTCGGCAGTGACGCCGGTCCCGGTGGCGTTGGAGCCGTAGTAGACCTGGAACCCCTCATGATGCACCGTCATCGTCTCGACCATCACCGAGTTGTCCCCGGCGTTGAGGTCGTTCCACTGGATTGCCCCCGGCCAGCAGTTGTAGTAGCGGGTCATCATGCCGGCCGACAGGTTGCCACGAGGGTCGCCCTGCTGGCCCGTCTGCCAACTCGTCACCGGGTGCTTGATCACCCGCACGATCATGTCGCAGCGGAAGTTGCTGCTCCATCCGGTGAAGCCCTTGCCCCACTGCACCGAGAAGACACGACGGACCCAGTCGTACTGCGGTGAGTTGTTGGTGTTGATGAACACGCCGCGGATGAGTTGCAGCGGCCCGACGTCGGACTGCCCTGGCATCTTGCGGGTGATCGTGTTGTCGCCGCCCTCGCGGTAGGGGATCATCTCGGTCTGGATCCCCTGGCCGGAGACGGAGATGAACCCCATGTCGGCGAACGACCGGGCGATGAGCGCCTGACCGAGGAAGCTGACGCGGAAGACGAAGTTGCGCAGCGGATCTCGATCCGCCGGCACAGCGTTGATGGGGAACGTAAGAGCTGCCATGGTTGTCTCCTCAGATGTTCACAGCCGTGGCGACCGTGCCGCTCTCGAACTGTCCGATGGTGATGATGATGAACTCGGCCGGGGTGAGCAGAGCGATGCCGACCTCGATGTTGACCACGCCCTGAGCGATGGTGTTCGGGGTGTTGTTGGTGCCGTCGCAGCGGACGTAGAACGCATCGGTGGGGGAGCCACCCTTCAACCCGCCCTGTGCGTAGATGTTGCCGAGGTAGTCCTCGCAGGTGCCTTCGAGGCGCTCCCACAACCGCTCGTCGTTGTTGTCGAACAGCGACACCTCGGTGGCCAATGTCAGGCTGCGGGTGACCTCCATGATCGTGCGCCGCACGTTGATGTACATGTCGGCGCCGGTCTTCTTCAAGGTACGGGCGCCCATGATCGACACACCCGCCCCGGTGACCACACGCAGAGCGTTGACGTTGGAGTTGTTGAGCGTCGTCAGCTCGGCCTCGGTCAGTGAGCGCTCGACCTGCAGCGCACCGCCGACCAAGTAGTTGCGCCCGGCCGGCGCACGCCATGGACCCTGCGAGTCGTCGGTCGCCATGTACTGGCCGACGATCGCACCACCACCGGGGCGCAACACGGTGCGCCCCGGCACGGCCGAACCGATCGCTGGCATCCACACCGCCGGGTAGTAGAGCGCAGCGAAGCTGCCGGCCTTGTTGTTGTACACGTTCAGCCCGAGATCGCTCTGTGCGTACTGCACGATCTCGGCCACGGTCTTGCCGAGCGGCGGATCGCAGACGACGAAGACATCACCACGGGCCGAGGCGTCGTTGATCGCCGCCGTGATGATCTCCTTCTTCGTCTGGTTGCACAGGTTGAGCACGTACGGCCCGGGGATGGCAGCCATGCCCGCAACGGCGTTGGCGTACTGCGTGTCGAGCGGGAGCGTGTACGTGCCGTCGGACCCACCGGTCAGCGCCGTGCCACCGGCCGTGCCGGGCATCGGCCGGTTGGCTGCGGTGTTCGGCAGGTTCGGGTTGTACGTCACGCCGGGGATGAAGGTGACCAGCGGCGTGCTCGTCGAGGACGGCGGGTTGGTCACCGTGTAGAGGTAGCGGTCGTCGTTGGGGAACAGCGAGACGTCGTTCCACTGAGCGACGAGGTACTCACTGTTGCGCTTGGTGGCGTCGAACGTCGTCCCGGTGGGCACGCTGTACACCGCCACGTCGAAGCGGTAGTTGACGGCGTCGCGGGTGTAGCAGACGACGTTGAGGTTGTTCCCCCACGTGCCGTTGTTGGTCGCCGTCACCGTGAACAACAGCGCCCCCGGAGGACCGGGCGGCGTGGTGACCAACGAGTCGTAGACGACCAGTGAGGCCGGCGCCCCACCGGTCGCAGCGAGACGCGTCACGAAGGCGCGCCGGCCACCGTTGGTGAAGAAGTCGTAGACAGCGTTGTGCAGGTCGGTGTAGATGGTCCCGAACTGCTGGGTGAACTCGGGCCACGAGCGCACCTCGGTGGGCACACCCGGCCCCTGAGCCGACTGGCCGATGAACGCCCCGAAGGCAGTGACGTCAGCGGTACTGGCGATGCCCGGCTGGAACGGGCGCTCGACCACGTGGACGCCGGGGAAGTAGGTGTCGGTGATGGTTGTTGCAGCGGGCATAGACGTGGTCCTTTGTTAAGGCGTGGTCGGGGCTTCGTTGATCCAAGACGAGATGACTTCGGGTTCGGCGCCCGGGGTCTGCGAGATCCTGATGATGACGCCCATGATCTGCAGCGCTTGGAGGTAGATGGCGGGATCATCCGGCGGTACGTAGGCGTTGACCGAGACGGTGTAGATCGTGCGGAACACGGTCTGGTTCATCCCCTGCGGGTTGCCTTCGAGGTAGTTGGCGGTGCGCTGCTCCATGCGATCGAGCCAACGGATCGAGCCGTCCTCGGGGATCGTCAGGTAGCCCCAGCGGTCGGGGATGTAGTGCGTGCCGATCAGCACGCCCTCGATGTACAAAGCGTCGAGAGGGTCTCGGCTGTGGACCGAGATCTGAAACAGCATGTTGTACGGGTGCCAGTAGAGAACCTCGGCGCTGCCGACCCGGCCGGTCCACTGCGTCAGGTTGTGCGCATCGGCGTACTCCTGAAACGTCGGGTACTCGCTCGGCCAGTAGTTGATCGGGATCATGTGCACCGAGTGCGCCCGGTCGCGGGCGAACTGCATCGTCATGAACTCGATGGTGATGAACGGGTAGATCCGCTCGGTCTGCTCGTCGGGGTATCGGAAGTACGTGCGCACCCGGCGGGCCTCGGCGCCGGGTCGTGGTACTGAGATCCCCGAGAGCTTGGCCTTCAACGCCGCCGACTCGGCGAGGATCAGACCACGGTTGAGCTGGTCGACACGGGTGGCGGTGTCACTCACGGATGGCCAACTTGGGGCGAAGGCGCTCGGCAGCGCCGGCCAGAGCGGTGCGTACCGTAGCGGTCAGCGGAGTACCGGGTTCGCCGAACTCACGCTGTGCTTGCTCCGCCGTCAGACCGACAACGATCTGGTCGTCCTCCCAGTAGATGTCGAACTCCTCATCCGGCGCCTGCTTGCGTAGCGACTCGCGGATCTCGTGCTCGACGGCGTCCTGGGCCTGAGTGAGGTGCTGCAGCATGAGGTCACCACTGAACGCCTCGACGACGGACGTGTTGAACTCGAACAGTGGCCTTGTCACTGCTGACGCACCTACTAACTGTTGGGGAGCCGGGCGCAATCCGGTCTCATGCCCAACAGTAGTTGCGGGCCTCCGAGCTACGGGGAGATCGCAACGAGGAAGCCGACGTTGGCCTTGGCGTTGGGGATCGTGCCGCTGCCGGAGATCCACTCGATCGGTACGGTGACGTCGGATGGGCCGATGGTGGCCGGCCCCGTGACGCGGTAGAGGTGGAGGACGGTGGCGTCATCCCAATCGCTGATGCGGATCTGCGATCCGTCAGCCAGCTTCTGGAACACGGGCGTGCGGTCAGCGCTATCGCTGTCGAGCAACCGGAAGACCGCGACGGTAGCGAGGGAGAGGTCGGTGTTGTCGAAGCGCACTTGGTTGCCAGAGGGCGGCGGCGCTTGGTTGGAGTACATCCAGGCGTAGCTGTTGTAGACGTACTCGGGCTTGGACTCGACCGCTGCCACCCGTCCATCGATGGAGGCAATCCACTCTCCCTGCTCGGCGACCGTCGTCTCGACGGCAGAGATACGCCCGCCCTCAGTGGCGAACAACGCCTCGTTGGCGGCGATGCGCGCCTCCAACGAGAGCAGGTAGTTGTTGAGGTCGTCACCCCACAGCGGCTGCCCCGGATCGGGAGGAGTGGGTGTGTCGGTCATGGTGTACCTCCGTATGGGCCGGCGCCGTAGAGACCGACGCCGTAGCCGGCCGGCGCACCAGCCATCGACCACGAGTAGCCACCGGAGATGGTGCCGGTGGCGACCGCCTGCAGTGCCGGCGGCGGGTAGTGGAGCCACGTCTGTGGCTCCGAGTCGTTGACACCGAGCGACGGCCGTACCGACTCGGCGACGAACGCAGCGTCGGGCACCTCGGAGCCGACCAGCTCCTCCTCGGGGAAGACGTGGATGGCGTTGATGGCGATGATCACGTCGTCACGCCACAGCCGCCCGAGCAAGCTGTACTCGCCGACGGAGTAGTACTCGCCGGAGTAGACGATGAGGTCGAGCAGATGGCGCTCGTAGTCGTAGGGGTCCGAGATCCCGAGCCGGCGGAACTGGTTCATGGTGATGGCGAGCTGCAGGGTGGTGACCATCCTGCTGCCCTCGGGCGTGTTCTCCTGCGTGTCCTCGGTCGAGATCACCCACAGCACCGGTACGGCGATCGGCTCGCGGTACACCTTGTTGCGCACGTTGAAGACGGGGTTGTACACCGACGCCTTGCCGTCCAGCTCGTACCACAGCACGACCTCGCCGTGGGTGTGCTGCCACCAGCCGAGGTGGCGGTTGACTGCGGCTAGCTCGACACGGGGGTCAGCCATCTCACGGGTTCGGTTCCGTCGGGATGGTGCCGCCCTGCGCCTCGATCAGCTCGCGGCCAGGAGTGAAGCCGGTCGGCGGCGAGAACTGGCCCATGGTGTCTGGCTCGGTGAACAGCCGGCGTGGCTTGGAGATGTCGTCGTACTCACGCACCACGTACACCGGTACGAGCCGGTTGGTCGTCTTGCTCACCCGGCGCAACGTGCCGATCTCGGCGCGCCCGAGGCCCACACCGAGCATGTCCTCCTTGGTCTTCAACTTGTCCATGAGGCCACCCGGCCCGAACAACAACGTGTTCACCTGATGGAAACGCTGTGTCGCCGGGATGCTCATCGCCTGTGGCGTCGACACGTCGATGTCACGGGAGTACTGCACGAGCAGAGCGAAGAGCACGTCACACGCAGTGCGCAGTGAGACGAGGTCGGCCTCGACATCGCCGATCGTGTCGAGTGTCCACGTCGGCTGGCCGTAGCTGTACTCGGCGATGACGTTGGTGGTGTGGAACTTCAAGTCCTGGTCGGCCACCCAGTCGGTGTAGAAGCCCTCGACGTTGATGTGGGCGCCGCTGGTGAAGGCCGGCGTCGTCGGTACGGTGCCGACCTGCATCAGGCCATTGCGTTGATCGAGCAGGTAGCCGAACTGAGCGCCGGCCACCACCGTCTCGTGGTCGTCGAGCACCCCGTTCCACGTGTTGGTGCCGTCGGTGGCCCATGCGACGAGACCACCGACGGCGATGTTCATGTGCGGCAGGTTGATCGTGCGGTTGGCGATCGAGACCGCAGGAGAGCTGGCAGTGAAGAAGGTCGGGAAGTCACGCAGCCACGTGCGGGCGTCGTACATCAGGGACTCGACGCTGCGACCCATGATGCCAGCGTAGATCAGTCGCGGTCGAACAGGTCGTCCGTCTGAGCGACCTCGATGAACTCGTACATGCCCGGCTCGTAGTTGTCGACGGCGGTGTCGATCGGGTCGTCGCTGCGGCCGGTGAAGATCACACCGTCCTTCGCGTCGCGACTGCCGTAGAAGCGTTCGAGGCTCATGAGTCGAAGTCTCCTTCCGGGTTACGAACCAGTCCACCGACCACCCTCAGTGGTGACCTGAACCTCAGGGACACAGGGCTGCCGTTCTCGGCGTAGTCGAGCGCATCACGCTTGTTGGCAGGACCGTCATTGAAGCCGTTGGGGCCGCTGTCGGGATCCGGTCCCCACGTCTCGCTGCGCCGCTTCGGCTGCACCTGGAACACCCGTGGATGGTGCTGGACGCCAGTGCGCCGGGTGTCGCTCTGTGCTGCGTCGTCGGCGTACTGCCACGCCTCGTGCTTGCTGGTGGTGGCGTAGTTCCAGCCGAAGGACTTCTGCATGGCGCTGTAGCGATGACCACCAACGTGCTGGGCCAACTCGTCAGTGGCGTCAGCCGCCGAAGAGGTGCCGTGGAAGAGGTCTCCGAACTGGTCGACGGAGATCTTCTGCCGAGCAGCCATCTCACGTCTTGATGATGAAGTTGGTCGACTGCGACGGCTGGTAGGTCGAGAAGGGCTGCGAGTTGCCAGCCGGCGCCACCGTGACCCCGGTGGAAGCCAGGTGCGAGGTAGTGCCATCCACGGTGTCGATGCCGATACCGGAGCCGGTGTTCTTCAACATGGCGAAGCGCGGCAGGTACGCCTGCGCTACGACGTATGGGTAGTAGCCCGGCTGTGGGTGCTCGTGCTGTGGGTCTTGGACAACGTGAGAGTGCACCGGCATCTGGTCGATCGACAGCGTCAACGAGTCGGCGCCGATGTTGACACCGGGCGTCGTGGCGAGCGTGCCGTCGACACCGAACAGCGTGCGCCCGCGGTAGTCGGGCAGCTTGAAGTTGCCGACAGCGGCCGTGCCGAACTTCGTCCCGCAGAATCCTGACAGCGCCGGGTAGGTCGCCTGCGACTGCTCGCTGCCGTCGCACCACAGGTAGCCCGACGGGACGGTGTCGGCGCCGATGATGCCCGGCCACGCCACCACACCACCGACCGGGATCGCTTGCGCCGAAGAGACGTAGGCACCGAGCGCCACCCACCCGGTGGGAACACTGTCGGTCGTCTTCACGTACAGAGCGTCGTTGCCGCCTGTGGCTGTCTCGTTGAGGTAGAGCGTGCCGCGGTCGGCGGTGACCGCTCCCTCGGGGGAGCCGGCGCCGGCTCGCATGTTCAGGCCGGAGAGGCGCCCGGTGGTGTCGATGCCGGCGATCGTGTTCGTCGTCGTCTGCGGCTGCACCTGCAGGATGTAGTCGCCCTTCAACCCGCTCGGCGTCGCCGACTTCAAGATCAAGCTCGGCGTGCCCGAGGCGTTCTGCCGGATGAGCAACGACGTCGCCCACTCCATTGCCGTGTCGGTGGTACGGGAGAGAGTGGACGAGACCCATTGCAGGGTTCCGTTGGCGAACGCCCTCAACCCACTCGCCTTCGTCGGCGTCGACCAGTCGAGCACCACGTCGGTGTCGGCGACGTAGTTGTGCCTCAGGCTGATCCTCGGGGAGACCTGCTTCTGGACGATGTAGGCGTTGGTGATCGAGACGGCGCTGGCGCCGATGTAGACGATCGCTGTCATGCAGAAGATCGTCGGGTCGAACGCCGGCACCACTGCGTTGGTGCCGCTCGGTGTCCCCTTGATCGCCACCGGGTTGCCGGAGAGGTTCCACCCGATGATGTCGAAGCGCGGCGAGGACGTCGCCGGGTCGAGCACGACCGTGGCCGAGGACTTGGTGTAGGGCGCTCCGTCGATGATGATCTCGGCGGCGGCGACCAGCACCGACATGGCCGGCGTGCCCGACTGCGTGACAGCCCCGCCGGAGACGACTCCTGTCCGTTGGAACCCGAGAGCTAGGAAGTCAGCGTTGTCCGGTTCGGCAAGGTCGATGGCGGGAACGTCCGCCGAATTGGGGACGTTGTACGGCATCAGCCAGCGGAGGCGTTGTCGATCTTGACCGCTGCGCCCTGCTCGACGAGAGAGTCGGCGTCGTCACTCGACACGACATACGACTGCCCCGGCGAGACGGCGTAGAACGATCCGCTCGGGGTCGAGTACTGGCCGGCGGTGACGCCGACGACACCGACGAGGCCGGCCTCCGCCAACGTCGGCGGGAGGACGGGAACGTTCTCCTCCGGCGTGGTCTCCACCTGCTCCGGTTCGGCCGGAGCGTTCTCGTCTGGCGGAACGTCAGTGGTGACTTGCTCCGGCGTCTCTGCCGTCGAGGATGACTTACTGGTGGCCATGGTTCACTTCCCTTGGATCAAGCCCTTCGGCAAGAGGTAGTCGTACACACGCTGGTTGACCTCGTAGAGGACGTCCTTGCGCATCGCCGGGATCGGGAAGTCGATACCGATGTAGATCGGTTCGAGATCCGCAGTCAGGCGAACGCGATACGTCGGCTCGTCACCCTCGACGATCTCCGGCTCGAACTCGATCACCTCGGTGACGACGCCAGGCGTGGTGTAGAAGTTCTGCGTCGTGGTCATGTCGTCACGAGGGTCGGGCATCTCGACCTCGTCGACACCTTGGAAGTCGGGGCCGGGGTCAGGCTCTGGTTCCAAGCTGCGCACACCCGATGGACCGAGATCCCCCACTGGTTCCTCGACGACTTCGGTTGTTGCGGTTCTGCGTGTTGCCATCAGGCCAACTCTAACCTTCGTCCCTCTTGCGCCGGGGAAGGCGCCCACCGACCGCTCGCGCCCAGGCGTCACCGGAGTCGGTGCGGTCGGCAGTGTGCGCCGGCTTGACGATGCTCGGGTTCTCCGCAGCCAGTCGATGGCCTTCGTTCCACAACGCTGTAGCGATGCCCTGTCGAGGTCGGCGCGCTTCGATGTAGTGGATGCCCTTCTGGCTCCACGACATGTGGCCGACCTCGGTGTCACCGACGTTGGCGTAGATCCGGTGCTGATCGAACGAGACACCACTCTCGGACGGCGGGAAGTGCTCGTACTCGAACTGCAGCCCGAGGTGCTCGTCTGCAGCCACACCTCAACGGTACGCGAAGAAGCGCCCCCGCCGGGGCGCTTCCATCGCTCCCACGAGGGAGGGGGATCAGTTGGTGAGCGTGCGGACCACGGCCTGCGGCGTGATCGAACCCCAACCCCAAATGGCGTACCAGGCGAGGGCGTGCTCCCGGCCGAAGTCGAGGACTCCGCCGTCACGCAGCTCGACAGGGAGCGACACGGCGTGCCCGAAGGCGTTGTCGCCGATCATCAGGCCGTCGTAGTAGTTGTTGCCGGCGCCGGCCGCAGCGAAGTTGACCTGCGTGGTCTCGATGAACACGACGTCGTTGATGCGGCCGATCTCGCCAAGCATGAAGTTCCCGGGAGCGGCGTACTTGGTCACCTCGATCCACTCGGGCGTGTCACGAAGACGACGGGCCTGGGCCGGGTGCACGAACTGCACGTACGTCTCGCCGAGCCGGGGGATGTTGAGCGAGGCGAGCGCCTGCACAGCGTCCTTCACGGTATGAGGAGTGAGCAGGTAGCGGTTGGTGGCGGCGACGGCGCCGGTCACGCCGGCAGCGCTGGCTGCCTTGGTACCGGGGTCATAGATGTTGGTCGAGCTGCCCTGGTAGGGAGCCGCCTTGTCGTACCCGTAGACCTCGGACCCGGGCGCCAGCATCAGCGTGTTGCGGGCCTGGTAGTCCATGCTCTGCGCCATGTGGCGCCCGAGCAGACGCGAGGCCGAAGCCATCACGTCATCGAACGAAGCGTGGAGGAGCAGCTCGGAGACGGCGACGGCCGTTCCCTGCTCGCCGACGAGGATGCGGTACTGGAACGCCGACAGCGCCCGAGTGCTCATGCGCACACCTTCGGTGAGGGCTGCGCCGTTGACGGAGTCCACGTCGAGGTTGTTGTACTTCATGAAGTTGATGGTCAAACCGGGAGTGACTCCCAGCTCGGTCTTCTTCACGGCGAACTGCTCGAAGCGCAGAATGGGCATCGCCTGGAAGAGGATCTCCCGGCTCCACACCGTCTGGATCGCCGGGGTGAGCGAGGTCGAGCCGGTGATCGCAGTGCCCTGCGGGTAGCCCTGAGTGACGAGGCCAGACGGCGCTGGCGGCGCTTGCACACCGAGGAAGGCACCACCAACCGGCACGGCAGCCGGGTTGGAACCACCGGACACGCCCGAGTACAGGTTGCCAGTACCCGAGATGCCACCTGAGATATCGGGCATGTGTTACTCCTTGAAGGTCGGAAGATCAGGCCAGTGCTGACCTACAACAGATAGTAGGTCAGCCCTTCCGAGCGACGGGAGCTATCGACCCTGCTGGGCGCGGTAGGCGTCACCAGCGGCACGCAGCAACTGCGGGCGCAGACGTGCGTACTCGGCCGGCGGCAGTGCGGCGATCTGCTGGGCCGACATCGTCTGCTGCGATGCCTGAGCTTCCATCGGGCCGGCGGTCGGTACGGCGGTGGAGACGCCAGGAGCTTGCTGGCGATACGACTGCTGGTACGACTGGAACTCGCCAAGGATGTTGCTGGATGTGGCAGCGGCCCGGGCGATGGCCTCCTCGATCTCCTGCTCGGTGTTGCCGACGATGTACTGGTGGAGGTGCGGCATCACGGCGGCGGCGATCTCCGGCTCGGCGAGCCGGTTGTTCTTGTACTCCTGCAGCGCCTGGAAGTGGCGCTCCTGTTCGAGGATGGCGTTGCTCGCATCAGCGGCAGCACGAAGCTGCTCGAACTGCTGCTGCATCTCCTCGCGGACCTTGCCGACCAACTCGGTCGCCGACATCTCCTGTTCGGCAGCGGCGGTCTCGGCAGCGAGACGAGCGGCCTCGGCATCGGCAGCGGCGGTCTGTGCGGCCTCGCGCTCGGACTTGGCCAGATCGATCTCGGCCTGCATCGCCGCCATGCGCTGCTCCATCGTCTGCTGTGAACTGGTGATCTGCTGCAGTTGCGGAGCAACTCCTTGCGCACCGAGCGCTGCGATCTCTTCGGGAGTGAGCGTGTGGCCCTGCGGAGCAGTGGTGCGCTGCGTTGCCGGCGCCGGCTGCGTGCCGACGAGGAACCCGGTACCGGTGTTGCCGAGGTTGGGATCGAAGGTGGAGGTCGACGACGAGGTGTTGAAGGCGATCTGACCGTTGTTGTCGGCGGGGTCGGGTGTAACCGTGATGCTGTCCGTCATTGAATGCCTCCGCAGTGGTGCGACGTTGTGCCGTAGAGGTTATCTACGCAGCGTGAAGAGGTCGAACCTACTCGTTACTGGTGTTGGCCGGGTTACGGAACTGTCCCATGCGCGGCATGTAGGCACGAGTGGTCAGCTCATTCATCAGGTTCATCGTGTTCTGGTCGAGCACGAGACCGGGCATTGTGCCGGTACCACCAGCATCGGGCTTGTTGACGCCCTGGCCATCGCCACCGCCCCCACCGGGGTCGGCCGGCTCGCCAGTAGCCGGGACCATTCCGGTGAGGGCGACGATCGCCGCCTGGATCGCCGAGGTCTGCAACTGCAACGCACCCTGATCCTTGGCGTCTTCGAGGATCTCGGCGAAGATCTCGGCGAGCTTGTCGTCGGGGAACTCCTCACCAAGGTCGGCGAGCGCACCGCGCTTGGACTCCAACCCGAGCTGCATCTTCTGCGTGATCTCGTTGAGCTTGACGAGGATATCGACCGGCAACGGCTCGGGCCAGTAGGTCGACGTCTCGTAGCTGTTGGGGTCAGCGGGGTCGAGCTGTGTGAGCTGGCCCGGCTTGGGCGCCGTGTCCTCCATGGGGTTGAACATCATCGACTGCGGTTCCTTCTGGAACAGCGTGAGGATCACCAGCTCGTTGATCTGCTGGAAGCCCGACTCGAAGTTGTTCTTCTTCATGCGGAAGCGCTGCATCGTCGGGGCGTACTGGATCGCCAGCGCCACGCCGCTCGTGTTGCTGATCGGCTGCACCTGACCGAGCGCCTGCTCGGGCACGCCGGTCATCTCGTGCATCCCTCGTTTGACGACGTCCATGTAGCCGAGCATGTGCTCTAGCTGCCACGTGGACTGCAGGGTCTCGACCTTGGCGTCCTTGGGCAGGAACCACGTCTTGCGCGCACCCTTCTCCAACTGCGGCACCTTGGCCCCGGTGATCACCGTGACGGGAGCGGAGTGGTAGTTGACGATGTCGGAGATCTCGACGGCCTTCTCGTTGTACTCGCGATTGAGCGGGATGATCTCGGCGATGTCGCTCATCCCCCACGGCGATCCTGAGATCAGGATGTTGGGGACGTAGACGATCGGGATCACGCCGAGCGGGTTCGGCCGCGCCGAGATCAGCTCGTCGTTGACGTACTCCTCGATGCCCGTGTCGGTGATCCGCTCGATGTACGTGTTGACGATGCGGGTGCCGGTCTGGTCGGTCGAGAAGAACCGGTACTTCAACTTGAACGAGAGCATCCGCTGTCGGTCGTGCTCGTGCCACTGTGGGAAGCAGTTGGCCGGGTTCAGAGGGAGGATGCGGACACGGCCAGGATGTAGCCGGCCCGCCGAGTCGACGAAGGGATCTTCGTACGCCACCTTGACGAAGAGGTCACCGGTCACCGAGGCGATCTGGCCCATCTCCCACAGGATCGATGCCTTGCGGTTGTCCTGCTCCCACACCCGCTTCAAGATCGCCGGGATGATGGCCGAGGTAGCCGGCGGCGACTGGAAGGTCACGCCGCGGCCGAAGGTGAAGTTGGTGAGGTAGTCCGACAGAGCGCGCACGTAGTTGAACGTGAACTGCGGCTCGCCGATCTCTCGTCGGTACGCCCAGTGGTGGCCGAGGTAGTGCGCCCAATACAGCGAGTACCGAGACAGCCGGATCCCGTGGACGTCCATCTCCTCGTTGGAGAGGTCGACCAGCCCGAGAGGGGAGATCTGGATCGAGAGGTCGGAGGTACCGGCGCGGTAGCTCGGGGGCCAGAAGGCAACGCTCACTGCTCAACCTTACGTACGACTCGGAACCCAGCGGGGTCTGCGACGTACCTGCTCGGCATCCACAGATCGGCCGGCTCACTCATGTGCTCGACAGCGAAGACGTGTCCGGTCCTCTGGTCATCAGGGTTGCGCTTGTTGTGCCAGCGGGCCTTGCCACGGGCGATCGAGTTGGCGAGGCCCAAGTCGGGCGTGGCAAACGCCATCGGTGTCTCGCTGTGCTCGGTGTCGGTGGGGTTGACCACGTCGCCGATTTGAAACGGGTGCGTCGTGGCGTGGAACAGCTCACGGTTGAGGTGGTCGGTGGCAGTCATCGCCTGCGCAGGTGGTGGCGCCAGTCCTCGCCGTGCATGTACTCCATCTCGTCCTCTGGATCGGAGTGCATGTGCTCCTTGTAGCCAATGTCGCGAACGTGATGGAGCACGGCCGGGTTGTAGACGATGCCGAGACCTTCCTTGAACATCGTCATGTCGTGGCCCTTGGCTTGCTCCTGCCCCTCTGGCGAGAGGATGCCGTCGAAGTGACCTTCCTCGGTGTGATGGATCTTGGCGGCGGGGTCGACGGCGTACTCCCTGATGCGACCACGAGTCATCGACTCGTAGTCTTCGGCGGGGTCGTAACCCCCGACGGGGAAGGCGTAGTCGCCGGGGAGGTCGGTGTTGCTGGCGACGTGGAGCGGGTGCTCGGGCGATGCGCTCGGCGGTCCCTCCCATGGATACTGCGTGCCGTGGTACACCTTGAACTGCTTGCCGAGATGCTCATCGGCTGGCATCGGTCGCCGCCTTCTTGAAGAGGTGCGACAGCTCGGTTCGGATGCGCTCCATGCGTGGCGTGATCACATCGACACCCTTGTGCGGATCGCCGGCAGCCTCGATCAGGGCGCGCCGCTCGTCGAAGCGGAGCCGGGCCGATGTCTCACGCTCACCAGGCCCGGGTGGGTCCGCCACCCTCGGCACTAGATCGAGCCGCGGGTACGTGCGTTGTAGATCCCCGACGCCGTCTGCGGTCCCGGCGTGCACATCGTCGGGTCGCGGTACTCGTTGGAAAGCAGGCTGGGGTGCATGCGCACGGCGTTGCCATTGCTGTCGGTGTACAGCGTGTTGGCGGCGGCGACCGAGTCAGTGACAACGATCGGCACGTTGGCGCTCGTGGTCGAGCCGCCGGCACTGACGGTGGTCACCGTGCCCTGATGCGTTCCTCCTGTGAGGGCGACTGGGTACGGCACGGCGGTGCTGATGCCGGCGCCCGATGGCCCCACCGTCGACTTCACCGTGGCGCCGTCCATCTTGAAGGCGCGGCTGTCAGCGACGGGGGAGTGGGTGCCGGTGTCGGCGAGCTGCACAGTCGGGGCGAGGTTCGCCATCGTCAGCGTCGCCGTGCCAGGCGTGATCGTGAGTACGGGTGCGGGGGCTGCCATGGACCCAGCGTAGTTACGCCCCTGATCACGGTGGAGCTATGCGCGCTCCTGGGGAGTGGACGGAATGGAACGCTCTCCACGATCGATCCTGTTCGGCGAGCCTTGCTTCCTGGTTCACCCGGTTGGCGGCTGGGCCGACCAGCGGCTTGCCGCTGGTGTCGAAGAGATCCCCCGAGTTGATGTCGAGGCTCCCTGCGGGGACTGGGTAGACCGCTTCATCGATCATCGGCCCGGTGGCCTGTGAGGACGGGTCTTGGTAGGGCTGACGCTGGAAGGCGTCAGAAGCATCCCCAACAGCGCTGCGCGCATCAGCGTGGGCGTCGCCGAACGACTTGCCCTCCAACACCGTGCCTCGAATGACGTGACCGATCAGCGCCGCATGGGTCAGCGCTGATGCAGCCGACATGTGCTCGTGCTTAGCCATGAACCAACCGTAGTTCGCAGGGGTCGCCGGCCGGGTTAGAAGTCACCGACTCCACTGACCAGGGTTACGGCCGACCTTCAACTCCACGGCGTTGGCGAACTGTATGCGGCTCCACGGGACGGACGACGACGGGTTGATGGCGCTGTAGCCCGAGCGGTTCATCGTCTCGTGATGGGCGAACGCACGCTCCTCGGACGTGAACGGCGACGGGTGCCGTTGGCCGAAGTCGTGCACCGAACCTGACTTCGGTACGTAGAGACGCGCCCCGGTAACGGTGACGTGCTCGCCGAAGGGGATGTTCGTCTCGTCCTCGTAGTTGGTGCCGGTCTCGCCACGCTCGTGCTGCTGGCCCTCCCACACCACGGCCATGTTGTACTTGCGCGCCTTGCCCGGGCGATCGGGGTCACCGCCGGAGAGATCGTGGTACGTGTTGATGCCCTCGCGCTCGGCGCGCTCGGCGTACGAGTGGAACTTGTCCATCATCGCCCGGTGCTCTTCGTGGCCGGGCATGCCGTAGCCCGGGCCACCTGTGTCCTGCTCGGTCGCCTCCCGGCGCATCACGGCGGTCTGCTCGCGCTTGCCCATCGGCACGCCCGGCTGCGCCTGGTGGAGCATCGGCTCCACGAACCGCTCGGGGATGGCCTGCGGCGAGCGCGTCCAGTGTTGACCGACGGTGGGGGCGTCGCCGGTCCAACCCTTGGGGAACGGGTAGTGCGGCTGCATCCACTTGTGCAGGAAGCCCTCGGGATCCTCGGCGGCGTGTGCCGCCGGGTCCGGGTGCTCGTACGTCGGGAACGCCCCACGGATCTCGCCCCGGTAGATGCGCTGGTGGAGAGCAACCATTAGTGGACTCCGATGCCTCCGCCGCCGAGGATCAGTCCGACGACGATCAGCACGAGACCCCACAGGATCGCTCCCTGGATGAGGCGCACCACACCGAAGACGATGCACAGCACCGCCAAGATCCACAGGAGCGTGGCCACTACTTCTTCTTCTCCTTCTTGGCGTCGGCGTTGGAGATGGCAGCCGCCTTCGACTTCGACATCCCCTTCTTCTTCAACGCCTCGTACTCAGCGGGCTTCTTGATCGAAGGACCGGGATCCTTGCCTCCTGGCATCACTCAGCTCCCTTCTCGACCTTCCACGGATTGGTGCCCTTCATCGTCTGGCCAGCGGCCAACTCGATGCCGGTGTCGCCGACAGCGTCGCCCGTGTCTCGGTTCGTGCCCGAGAAGTAGCGCTTGCCCATCTTGTTGACGGTGACCGGGCCGACACTCGGCACGTGCACGGTGTCACCGACACCGAAGCGTGGGACTCGTCCTCTGATGGCCATTGCTAGTCCCAATCCTTGACGGGGTTGACGGGGCCGGGTGGCGGCTTGGCGGTGGCCCGCCAGAGCTGCTTCTCGAACCCTTCGTCACCGGGGTCGCCGTACTCGTCGACACGAGGGTCGTTCCACTCCTCGCCGATCTGCGGCGTCCTCTTGTTGCTCTTACCTCTGATCGCCATGGTCTCTCCCTAGAACGGGCCGTTGTGGTCTCGCAACCATGCAGCAGCCTTGGTCACCGGCTCGCTTGCCGCCCACTCATCGAGCCGTTCCTCACTCCACGTGTACGGGTCGGTGTACAACTCGACCTCTTTGCTCGGCTGCTTCGGTGGATCGTTGGCGTGCATCGGGTGTCGGCCACGGATGGTCATGCGTCCTCCTGGTCGAACAGCGTCGGTGCCGGCGACATCCTGACGCGCTTGACGCCGGGCAGCGTGGCCTTGACCTGTGACGCCCACGCCGGCAGGTCGTAGGGCTTGTTCTCGGGGAAGTTGCCCATGCGGATCAACGCCGAGTTCTGCGCTCGCAGCTCGGAGGCCATAGCGGCGTGAGCTTCGGGCGGGAACATCGCTGCGTGGTGTTGGAACGACGCCGCCTCACCGTGACGATCGAAGCTGCGCCCGGTGGCCAGGTGGCCGAAGGCGTCGTGCACGGCCCGGAACTTGTCGTTCATCTCGGGCGGCATCATCGGGTTGGCGTAGGCGGGAGATCCCTCGCGCCCCTCACCTGACTGCGTTACGGCGGTGGCCAACGTGCGCAGACGGCGATTCTGTCGCACGTCGGCCATCGCCTCTCCGATGTTGGCATACGGGTCTTCGGCAGAGACCTCGTGGGTGATGCCGAGGCCACCTTCCTCGACCGGCGAGGTGAGGTGTGCGTACTGACGGTTGATCCCCTCGTGCAGTGCGGCATACGAGCCGGCCAACTGCTCGGACATGTGCGGAGGGGCGCCCTGCTGGGATTGCACGATCCCACCGACAGCGTGCATGACGCTGGGGTCAGCGCGCACGGCAGCAATGTTCCCGGGGCGGTAGGGGAGTCCTTGGCCGCGGGCGTACGCCTTGGCGCCCTGAGCCAGGGACTCCTCTCGTCGAAGGTCACCCTCGTGCCAGTCGACCCCCGGGAGACGTTGCTGTCGTGCGGCCACGTCAGATGAGAGCGCCGACCTCGTCGAGGAACTGGTCGAGCCGGGTGGCCAGCTCGGCCTTCAAGCCTTCGACGGCCTCGCCGAGTTGGGCCTTGGCCTGCTCGCGGCGGCTGGCGTCCTCGGTCGTTTCGGGAGTGGGTTCGGTCATGGCAGTTCTCCTTGTGAGTGTTCGCCTCAACGGTACGTCAAAGCACCAACCACCCGAGAGCGACGAAGGCGACGGCGGTGGCGAGAAGCCAGCCGGCGTGCTTGGTGAGTTGGTTGGCGCCGAACTGGCCGACCGCCGACAGCACCGCCGCCACGATGGCGATGATGAAGCAGATGTCTGCGAAGTTGGCGTTGCCGGAGATGAGGCCGTCATCGACGGCGAGCATCAGGCTGTGCATGTTGTTCTCCTCTGTTACGAGCGTTTGTCGTGAGCACGACTGGCGCCCTCTCGACGTTCCTGTCCCTCGAAGACAACGTTGGCCCGAGCACGAGCTACGGAAGCGCTGTAGTCGGAACCTGTTGTTTCCCCGATCGCGTCACTGGTAAGCGGCCGGCCCCGAGCCGCCTGGGCGAGGGCATGCTGCCCCGGGGTCATCGCTGTGTCCTCGGCGATGTAGGCCAGCTCGGGATGAGGTCCGACGTGACGGATGTTCTGACCGCTGATCATCGCTGGCCCCTCCGGTTGCTGGTAGTCACGACACGATGTATCGTGACTACGTCATGAACAAGACGATCACGCCCACAGACCACCTCAGTGGTTCCGGCTCGCTCCCCGAGATGCTGCGGGCGCTCACCGACCACGAGCTGATCGAGCAGATCGCCTACTACCAGCAGGTGATGCTCACCCAGTCGACTGACTTCGGCCGCTGGTCGGCCGGCAAGGTGCTCTCCACCGCCATGGGCGTCCGCAACGAACGCGGGCTGTCTGACTGGTCGAAGCAGTTCACGACCAACCACCCCTGCCACGTCTGTGGCAAGACGTCGGTCGCCGTGGAGGATGAGGGCTGGGTCTGCGCTGATCACCGCAACCTCGATGGCGGATCTAGCTCTGCTGATCGAGACGGAACCGGCGAGTCGATCCCCCCACCGGGGTGATGCTTGCCGGCGAGATGGATCGCCGTCCCCATCTGCTCCATGTTCACCGTCCGCGCATGATGCCCAGCCCCTGACTCGTAGTAGGGGTTGGGCATGTCGGTGTAGTCGTCTGGTTCGCCAAGTAGCCCGTACGCCTCCTGGTTGAGTCTCATCGCCTGAGTGCCGGCGGCAACGTGACCAGAGAACGTGTCGGGGTGCTTGCGAGCGACATCGAGAGCCGTCCGCTCGGGGTCGGACCCCTGATACCCACCGAAGTAGTGCTCGGGCTTGCGCAACGCCTCTTCTCGCCTGGCAACGAAGTCCATCCCCTCGTCCACCGAAGCCGAAGGGTGGTAGTCCTGACCGTGGCCCTCGATGGCGACCATGTAGCCGTGATGGGCGTTCTCGCCTACATCGGGGGCAAAGGCACGAACGCTGAACCCCTCAGGCTTGTTGGCCAACAGGTGCCCCATCTGCTCCCGGCTCAACGAATCCTGAGTGGTCATCAGCTAGCTCCCGAGTAGTCGTTCAGTCATGTCGAGGTGCCACCCCTTGACCAACGTCTGCGGCGGGTCGCCGAGCGCCACCGGGTTCATGCCCACGAGCACGTCGACACCGTCCTCGTCGGGGGCGTACAACGGGATCCCGTCGATGTACTCGTCGCGGGGGTGCTTGTTCTTGCTCGTCGAGACGTAGACGAACAGCACGCCCTGCGTCTCGTCCCACTCCACCCGGTGCACCTTGACCTTGGGGCGCGGCAGGTTGATGTTGTACGAGAGCTTCCAGTACACGTCGTCCTGGGGCTGATCAGAGTCATTCAATGTCATGTCATAACTCTAGTCTGGCAAGTGGAGGGTGCCAACACCCGCCTTGGTACGTGCCCGGAAGTTCAGGTTCGTGTGCGGCATGGTCGCTGCCTGCCACTGGTAGACGGTGTCGGGACGGAACCCGAGTCGCCGACCACCAGGCTCGGGCATGATCGTGCGGTGGATCTGCTCCTCGCCCCAGGCGGCGCCCTGCTGGAAGCGGATCTTGTTCAAGCCACGCTCACCCATGGCGGTACGCATGGCGTGGTCGATGATGGCGTGGGCGTGGGGGACACGCTCGACGGCCAGCTCGCGCTCGGTCTTGGTGCCGGTACTGGCGCCGCTCGGGTTGATGTTCTTGCCCGAACCCTTGATCGACGAGAGGTGCGGGAACGCCAACGACGCCATGTGCACGTCGGTGACATGGAACGGCGCTGCCTCGTCGATGAACGATGAAGCAAACGGTGATGCCTTCGGCGACCCTCCGAAGATGAGGCTGCCGCCGAGTTCGCCACCCTTCTTACTGCCCGCCGGAGCGGCCTTCGTCGGGAAGCCACGCCACTCGGAGATGTCGCCGCCCTCGGCTCCCTGGTGCAGTGCGTAGCCGGCCTTGCGCACGTTGCCGTGGAGACCGACACCACCACCACTGACCGTGCGCCCGATCTTGTTGAGTTCCGGCCCGGGGATCTTCTTGAACTGGTCCGACGTCGTGTAGCGCCCACTGGTTGCGATCGACCCCGCTGCCACAGCGGAGTTGATGTTGGGCATGTTCACGGCACCCTTGTTCGTCACGTGGAGGAACTTGTTCTTCGGTGACGTCATGGCGATCGCCGCAGCAGCATGCTCGGCCGGCGCCTCGGGCATGTGATGGGCGATCACCAGGCGAGGGAAACCCTCCGGCTCGTAGAAGTTCGAGGCAACCGGGATCCCGCCCATCTCACTGGATCGTGAGTAGGCGCGGTCTAGTCCCCGCCCGAGGTCGTTGACGAGGCGCCGGTACGACGTGCCGTGCGCCTTCAAGCCAGCGTGGGCGCGGGCCTGCTCTTCATCGGGCAGATCCTCGAAGCGGGTCGGCTGTGGGAACGGGTTGTGGCCTGACTCGGCCAGCTCCTTGTAATCACCCATCGAGGGGCCGGCGGCGCCGTGCTGACGCTCGATGTCGTGCCAGCCACGGCTCTCGTACGCAACGTCGAGATCACCGACACCGCGCAGCGGTGAGTGCATTCGAGTACTGCCGGGGGAGTTCTCGAACGACAGCCGGCGAGCGTGCATCTCGCCCATCGTCCGCTGCACATCGGGAGACTCCATGTGCTCGGGCGTGTAGTTGGTGGCGGTCCCCTCCAACCCCGTGCCGGCCTGCTTCGTCAGTGCCTTCTTGCCGTACTGGCGGACTTCCTTGGGCACCCCACGCTCCTCAGTAGTACAGAACGGCGCGCCCACCGAGCAGCAGCCCGGTGACATTGCGAGCTGTCGAGTCGGGCGCCGAACGTTCCTCGACGGCGCGAAGGATCCCGTAGTAGGCAAGTGCCGTCGCCACGACGGTCAGTGCAGGCGTGACGCCCCCGATGAACGCCCCAACCAAGCAACCGACCGCCGTGGCGACGGCGAGCGGCACGAGCGTGCGTCGCAGGGACGGCGCTAGCTCGCTCTCACCGTCCTCTCCATACCGAGGTCGAACCGATACCCCGAGGAGGAAGCCGAGCTGCGGATGAGAGCGCTGGGCCAGACGGGCGCCGATGTACCACGCCACGGCGATCGCGAAGATGGTGGCGACTCCCGCAATGGAGGACAAGGGAGAGCCGCCACCGAGACGAATCAACATCAACACGCCCACCCCGATGATGAGCGGAGCAACAACGCTACGGACGACGCTGATTCGCCAGTTGGTGTCCACCACCCCAGCGTAAGCGACGGCCTGGAAGGGCCGGGGCTATCCGCGGCGGGCGATCATCTCGTCGGGATGGAACGTGAAGGCGCGCTCGTCGGTGTCCTCCATCGTGATCCCCGGCGTCCCGAACTGCATCTGGCTCATCACTGTGCGCCCGACCATCCCCTTGCGCGGCTCGACCACGACAGTGCGTCCGAGGTTGTGATCACGAAGATCCTTGACCACCCAGGACTGCCCCTGGTGAAAGAAGCCGTCCCCTTGGATCAGGTCTCTCGCTGTCGACCATGTGTGCTGGGCCGGGAAGCCCGGGTCCATCACCTCTTTGCCTTCCTGGGCCTTGCGATCCCAGTGCGGTGAGTTGGCGACCTTGCGTATGTCGCCGCGCTTCATCCGCATGTGGCCGGGTGGGACCGGCTCAGGCATGGTCAGTAGCGGCCGGCCTGCACGCCCTCGGCGAACGCTGCGTTCATCGAGTAGCCGACGTGCATGAAGGGCGCGAAGCCCTGGTACGGCTCATCGATGGGAGCGCCCGCTGCCTCCGGCCCAGGAGCCAACTGCCCGGTGTAATCCTGCTGCTCTGCCATGGTCTCTTCCTTACGGGTTGGTGATGGGAGTGAAGCTCTGGTTCAACCGATCGCGCCACTCATCGGTGATCAGGCTCGCTGGTCCGGTCGACTGTCCAGCCTTGGGCGATGCAACAGCCTGGCCGGCGAGGATGCTGATCTTGCTCTGCGCCGCCTGTCGAGTTGCTACCGCAGTCGGGCTGACCGTCGGGGGAGCAGAGCGGGGAGCTTGCGCGCCGGCCGGCTGCTGCGGCTGCTGCGGCTGACCGGTCGCTTGCTGAACCACCTGCTGTTGGTTGATCGCCTGCTGCGTCTGCTGCGCCAACTGCCGCCTGTTGGCGCCGCGCTGTTGAATCGCTCCGAGCGCAGCGTTGAAGAGCGGCCGGTGAGTCAGGAACCCGGCGACAGCACCGGCCGACCCGGTCCCTCGAACCATGCTGGCAGCCTCGGCAGCGAACCGCTGGTACTGGCCGGCGGTCGACGGCGGCGTCCACTGCCGAGCACGGTTACGCCACAGCACCTCTTGGTTCATCGCCGGCTGGATGCCGCCGATCGGAGCAACGTGAGGCGTGTACGTCGACCATGTCGGCAGTGCTGACTTGTATGAACGGGCCACGTGTTACCTCGGTAGCTCTGCTTGGACCCAGCCCTCAGGCCGCTCGGTCGGGTGTCCCTTCCACACTCGGCGGGGGGTCGACTCACCCTTCAAGTACACGGTGTCGGTGCCACCCGACTCGTGCGCCTCGATGTACTGGCTCAGGCCGTACTGACCGAACTGGGTGGGGTTGAGCATGACAGCTCAGTCGTCGATGACCGTTGGCGCTCGCCGGTACATGTAGCCGCCAGGCACCACGATCATCTCGAACTGCGGCGGCGTCTGGCCGGCGCTGGCTCCTGCCACGAAGTCGGAGAGCATGGCCGGCGCCTCGATCCACGATGCGCTGCCGACGTGGGCGCGCTCCTGCATCGTCTCGTCGGCGTGCTTGTAGACCATCTCGGGGTTGTTGTGGTTGATGCGCCCCGGAGCGGCGGTCGGGTCGACGAACGCCCCACGAACGAAGTCGTTGGGAACGTCAGTGTCGGTGCCGATGCCCTCCTCGAACCGCATGTCCCCACGGTTGCCCGCAGGGTTGGCGGCGAAGGCCAGCTCGAACGCCTGGTTGGCCCGCTCGGGGTACAACGGATTGGGTGCAATCGTCATGGTCTCAGCGTAGTTCGCTGCCCGTTACCGACGTCGACCATGGAACGGCGAGTCGATCTGAGCGATCACGCCGAAGTCCTCATCCTCGGTGACCGCCACCGCTAATGCGGACGAGTCGCAGTAGTCGTCGTAGCTGTTCACGACCTCGGGCGCCGCAGCGAGCATGAACTTGCCGCTGTAGATCGTCTCCAACTCCTCGAACTGCAGACGGAAGCGCTTGTAGGAGCGGCGCTTCTTGCACTGCCGGCTGGCCGGGTAGATGAACATCCGGCGCTCGATCAGCGCCTTCAACCGCTTCCACCGCTTCTCCTGGTCGGCCGGGTTGGACCCGAGCGAGCGCACATCGACCCACGGCATCTCGTGGGCGAGGCGCTCGGCGATCGGCCCACCGAGACCCTGACCGTCCACGCCGATGATCGCCACGTTGTAGTGAGAGAGGAAGTCGATGATGCGGGCGTACTGCTCTTCCCACGGCTTGTTCTGGATCTCCAACCAGTTGAGGATGCGGTGCTGGCAGTACCCGTACGGGTCGGGGTTGTTCCAGTCGACCCACATCACCGTCACCACGGTCGAGTCCTTCGTGCGCGCCGGGTCGATGCCGGCGACGCACTTGTCGATCACGAACCACGGGATGATGTCCATGTTGGGATCGCCGAGGAAGTCGAAGCTCTCCTCGGTCACGAACATTCCTTGTTCGAGCAGCCACTGGCAGGCGTAGCTCAGGCGGAACTCGTCGGAGTCCTCGCCGATGCGCTCCTTCTCACCAGCGATGTACTTCTTGTAGAAGTTGTTGAACTTGACGACGACCTTCCAGTCGTACTGGAAGTGATCCTGCCGGCCACCGCGCCGGGTGGCGCGACGCTTGTTGGCCTGGATGGCGTCGTAGAAGAAGTTGCGCTTCCTTGAACAGGTGCCGGTGAACACCTTGGTGCCGTTGGTCGAGGCGAGCATCGGGAAGATCGACTTCTTGGCCTTCTCCGAGTCGCAGTCCTGGCTCTCGTCGAGGAGTACGAAGTGGTACGTCTTCGACTCGATCTGCGCCTTCGGGTTGGCCGTCTGCATGCGGCAGATCGACTGGCTGTTGACGAGCTTGACGACCTTGACCTTCGAGCCTTCCTTCTGCGGCACGTCCTCGATGTCCTCGTCGGAGAGGATCTCGCGGCCGTGCTTGCACGACAGGATGTCGTAGATCTTCGACCAGATCGTGTACGCCTGTTCCTCGGTGGGGGCGAACACGCCGACCCAAAAGCCACGCTTGAACTGACCGAACTGATCGGGGTAGGCAGCGGCCAGCTTGGGCAGCAGCACCATCAGCGTGGCGATGATGGCGGCGAGCGCCGTCGACTTGCCCGACTGGCGCGCCCACAGGGCGGTGATCTCGGCGCCGTCGTTGAGCAGTACCGACTGGATCGTGCGGTAGGCGAGATCCTTCTGGTACGGGTACATCTCGATCTCGGACAACGCCTCCATGAAGACCATGCAACGCATGGTCAGCTCATGGATGAACTCGGCGCTCTCGGGATCTACCTCGATGAACTCCTCGCCGTCGTCGGGATCGTCGTAGATCTCCTCATACGGTTCCTCGGCGATCTCGCGAACAGTGGCCGTCACACGGCCAGGCTACGTCAGTAGCCGGCGGGGTCGAAGAGCTGACCCTGGCGAGGGTCAACCGTCGTCACTGTCTGCGTGTTGTCGTTGATGAAGTCGATCACCCGCAGTGCGTCGTCGGCGTCGATCAACACGACGATCTGGCCCTTGTGGACGGACGAGGCGCTCGACGTGGCGCGCAGGCCGGGGGAGACCTTGCCGAGTGCTTCGACGAGCTGGGTGGCGATCAACGGTGCGTTCATGATGGAGATCGTACGCCTTCGTTGAATAACTCACAACTCCGCAGGTAGCTGGGTGCTCTCGGTGAGGGCACGGGTCATCCCGACGAGCTGCAGGGCGTGGTGGTGCATGTCCCAGGCGATGTTGATCGTGGGGCCGTGGCGGTACGCCGAGAGCAGCCGATCGACGTTCATCGCCGTCGACTCGATCCAGATGCCCAGCTCGGTGCTGGACATCGCCTTCGAGCGCTCGAACGACATCTCCAACGCCTCGGGGAGAGGAAGGTCGGTCAGGCGCTTCTCTCTTCGGAACCCCATAGCCCTTCGTGCTCCTTGTCGACAGGACGACTGAACAACGCCTCGAAGATCTCGGCGTCGGTGTCGGGACGAGTCAACCGTCCTATCGGATAGCAGACCCCGAACATGAGCGTGTTACGCCCACAGCGGATCGCCAGGCCGACGCCGTTGTAGTAGGGCGGGTTGACCGAGCGCATCCATGACCGCTGCAGGCGCGGCTGCTTCGTCGTGACCGACTGTGACGACGGGACCACCGGACCCCAACCCGCCCAGTAGGTGTGCAGCCAGACCTTCACCAGTTCATCTGAGAGCGGTTGACGGGCGGCTCGTTCTGGCCGGTATCCACTTCCTCGGCGTCGTTGGTGTCGCGGTGGCCGGCGTAGCTGAACGACCCCTCGAAGTACGGGTAGTCGTTGAGCACACGGTTGATGTACTTGCCAGGCGATTGGGCGCGCCGGAAGTTCCGCCAGATGTTGCGGGGCACTTGGTCGTACACCCACGGCGTGCCGTCACGTTGGAAGATGACGTGGATCTGGTTGAGGCCGGAGTCGTAGCGGGCCACGCTGACACGCTGGCCGGCCATTGGCAGCCAGACGCCGGGACGTGACCCATCACCCGGCGTTGTCAGGTGCCTGCGGTCACTGTTCGACGCCATGGCTGCCTCCTACCGAGAGGTTAGACCGCTGCGGGTACGGCCTTCCGCGGCGCACGCTTCAACGGCTTGGCCGGCACAGCGACAGCCTTGGCCGGCGCCTTCTTGGCGACGACCTTGGCGGCGGGTGCCTTCTTCGCCGGAGCCTTCTTGGCGTGGCCGTTGCCGGCCACCGCAGCGTCCTCCGGCGACTTGGTCAGCGTCTGCTTGACGGCCCGCTTCGGCTTGACCTGCTCGCCGACCGGCTTCGGGCCGGGGCGGGGCTTCACGTACTTGTTGGAGAACCGCTTGATCTCCGACGTCTTCCAGATCGGGCCACAGCGGAGGATGGCGATCGGCAGTGGGAACTTCGAGTTCTCGGTCGCCGCCTCCCGGCGACGAAGGTGCGAGAACGTCGACAGCTCGACGCCCATCATCTCGGCAGCCTCGCTTGCACCGACGAGCGGCTGCGCGTCGGGGGCGGTCTTGTTCGGCTCGGTCATCGTCGTATAACTCCTGTGCGATCGGTACGTTCAAGGATACAAGGGTGTCTTCCCCGGCCGAGGGCGTAATCGTAGAAGAACACCTCGTCACCATGGTGAAGGGGTGGGGCCGGCTCCCCCAGCAGCGAACGGTAGCCGCCGCTGTACGGACGGGGGTGCAAACAGTCACGATGGGACGGTTCCCATTCGGGGTCCATCGGCGCCGGCTCCCACTCGGGGTCGTGCAGCTCGATCAGCTTCTTGCGGATGTCGGCGATCAGGGTCAGGGAGATCCGGTGGAAGATGTCGATCGGGGCGTTCACGTCCTGCATGACTAGCTAGTCTAGGAGATATTCAACCCCGTTGCACAACTCCACTCAACGCCGGCTCGGAACTAGGGTGGGCCGACCAACTGAGATGTGGAGGGCGGGATGAAGTCAAGGGTTGCGGCGCTCCTGATAGTGGGCGGTGTCCTGGTGGGCACCCCGGTGGTTGCCGGGTGGGGGAGCGGGGCGATCCCGACGGGGTACGGGTACACGACCACGACCCATCAGGCCACCTCGACGACACACCCGTCGTACACCACGACGACGGCCGGCGCTACCACGACGACGATCGTGACGACGAACCCGCAGACGGTGCCCACCACGAGCACCACTACGACGGTCGCACCTACCACTACGTCCTCTACTCCGACTTCTACCTCGACATCCACAACGACGTCATCCACGAGTACGACCTCTTCGACCTCGACAACTACGACGGAGCCGAGCAAGAAGGTCTTCGTCTGCAAGTTCGTGGGGACGCCGGGAGTTGACGAGCGGCTGCAGACGGGTCAGAACCCGATCTCGGTCAGCGTCAATGCGATCCCCGATTGGGACGGCGTGATCGGCTCGTTCTTCGCCGACGCTCAGGGCCGCTCCAAGGTGATCGCCTTCGACGTCGGCCAGCCCGAACCGGACGTGTCTGAGTGCCTCCCTGATGGTGGTACAACCACGACATCGTCAAGCACCACGACCAGTTCGACCACCGCGCCAAGCACGACCACCTCCACCGTGCCGCCTACGTCCACATCTACGACATCGACCTCCACGACCTCCTCAACGACGACGAGCACCTCGACGACCACTACCCAGCCCCAGCAGACGACCACGACAAGCTCGACCGTCCCGGGATCTACGACGACAAGTTCGACCACCTCATCGACCGCGCCGTCGACCACTACAACGACCATTCCTCGACCGAGTCTCCTGGGTATTGACGACTTCGCCTTCTGCGGCGACGACAACCTCCCCGAGATCTCGATCACCTTCGGCAACCGGCCCGACCTCAACGGCGTCCCCGGCCTGCTGACCTTCTCGGACGGCACCGACTATTCCAACAACCCGCTGGTCTTCCAGTCGGGCCAGACGGTCACCTTCCCCTACCCTGCGAGCCTCACGACCCCGCTCACCCTGACCTACGCCAACTCGGGCGAGACGGCCACGGCCGTCGTGACGCTGCCCGAGAACTGCCCGCCAGAGGAGACGACGACATCGACGAGCACGCCCACTACGACCCCGACGACTACGTCTTCGACGACGATCCCCGGTTCTACGACGACGACAAGTGGGCCGACCAGCCCGTCCTCGACCTCAACGACCTCCCCATCGGGTTCGACGACTACAAGCTCGACAACCCTCCCTGACACGTTCACGTTCGGCGCCGCCGGCACCGTGTGCGTGCGCGAGGTGCCTACGATCCGCATCGAGTTCCAGAACCAGTTCCCGTCGCTCGCTGGGCGCACGGGAACCCTCACCATGACCGCCGCCGCGACCGGCGAAGTCGTGTCGGTGCAGTCGCTCGTCTACGAGCCTGGGGCTACGGTGGACATCCTCTACCCCGGCACGGTGGTGAACTCCGACGGGTCCATCGCTGACGTGCCGGGGTGGAACCTGAACAGCGACGGCTTTTGGGTGCAGGATCCCAGCGACGCCTTCCTGAGGCAGGGGATCTTCCTGACGTACACCGTCAACCCAACGGCCGGGCCAGTGCTAGTGACGTACCCGCCCGAGAGCAGCGCCTGCGCCAACCCGAACGGCCCGTTCCCGCCAGGGCCGACGACGACCATCACCCTGCCGCCGTTCCTGCCGCCGACGGTGTAGGCAATACTGAACGACCATGAGCCGACTCGATCTCAGCCAGTCCCACATCGATTGCCACATCGTGCACTCGGGGGCGATCCCCTCGGGTGCGTTCGTGATCATCGGAACGCTCGCCGAAGCGGTCGAGACCGCCAACGCTGAGCTGGCCGAGTACTTCGAGGTCGAGGAGACCGACGAACCCGACGAGTGACGCGGAGAAGCCCCGTCCCTACCCCCCTGGAAGGAACGGGGCTTCCCGGTGGCCACTGTCCGCCGATCAGTGGCGATCTTTGGGTCGCTCACGCATGTGCACGATCTCAGCGACCACGTCTGCGATGAGCAGACCGGCGAGCACGAGAATGGCGACCACGAGCATCCCGATGGTGTTCGAGTCGGCTGACGCCTGCGACAACATCGCACCACAATACAGCGATGTTGCGCAACGTCAAATCACGACTCGTCGGTTCCCCACTCGGGTGGAGAACCGGCCGGCGGAGTGGTCGTCTCGACGATCTCGGTGATCGTGATCGAGGCGATCTCCGGGTGGCGCTCCAACCACTCCGCCAGCTCGTCGAGATCCATCAGATCGTGCTGGCGATCTGGCGGAGAGCCTCGGTGTCGGTCTTCTCCTGATCCTTGGACGCCGTCCACAGCGCCTTGTTGAACCACGCCTTGCTGGTGATGGCGTTGATCACCAGCGTCCGCAGGGTGGCGGGGTCGACGGCCTCGGTCTCGATCTGGAACAGGGCGCCGTACTTGCGCACGAAGCCGGCGGCGCGGCTGGATGTCGCCTTGCCCGGATTGGGGACGAGTCCGAGCGGGGTGATCTGCGCCGGCAACACCGTCAGGCGCTCCCAATGCTTGAACGAGATCCCCCAGCGGTCGGCCTGAGCGACGAAGTTGCGCTCGATGTCCTCGCCCTCGGGGTCGAGGTCGCCGAGGTAGAACACGACGATCGGGCGCGGCTCGCCCTCCTGCTCGTTCTCCATCTGCTCGAACACCTCGCGCTCCAACGACTCCGAGCTGTAGCCGCGCAGGGCGGCGGAAGGCAGGCCGTACGGACGAACCCAATCCTCGATCTGAGCGCCGAGGGTGGCCTTCTCGTACAGCACCCAAATCTGGTAGTCCTGATCCTCGGTGCGGTTGCGCCAGTAGCGGTCGATCACCCACTCGATCGCATCGGACGGATCGGCGAACGACGTCGTCTGATGGACACCACGGGTACGGTCGGACAGCGCCGGGAACGTGCCGTCGCGGCGCGCCTCGGCCGTCAACGACGACAGGCGCTTGTAGCACGCCGTCGTGTTGACGTAGCCCCCCGTGCCGGCTGCGACGAGCCGGTAGTGGAGCTGACGGAGGGTCACTGGCGTCGTGTACGAGTCGGCGATGACCGCCGCCTCGCTCACGATCAGTGACCACTGACGTGATGGCATGTGGAACACTCCTTGGGTGAGTTGTGGAGCGTCATTCAACCACCAAAAGTGTGACGAGTCAACGTGTGGGACACATCGTTGAAAGTTTGGTAGCCTCCCAGCACTGTGACCAACATCCTTCGACTCGTGGCGACCACCACGGGCTACGAGGTCGACTACCACTGGACGACCTACCGCTTCCTGCTCTCCGACGGGAGCACGATGGACGTCCGCGGGGTACAGGACGACTCGTGGTTGCGCACGGCGGTGCTCCTGGTGGCCAACGACCTGAAATCGGCGCCGAAAGACCACAACTACGGCATCATCATCGTTGGCGTGGCCAACCTGCCCGAGCCGACCCTGCCCCGAGTGGCAGTGAAGAAGGCCGCAGCCCGGAAGTTGGCGCCGAAATGATCCTCATCGGGCCTGCCGGCGTGTCGTGCCCCTACTGCATGGCGCGCCGCGGCGACCAGTGCCGCTCGAAGGGCGGCAAGTCGGTCGGTTTCACCCACGTCGCACGTCGCAAGAAGGCGGCGAGGGCCACTCGGGAGGCGCAGGACGTCGAACAGCTCGCCAAGGCGCTCGCCGGCTACGGCCCGGTGTACCAACACGGCCATCTGTCGATCGAGAACGCCGCGATCGTCGCCGCGATGGATCAACAGTCGTGCGAGGTCGGCGTTCAGGTGTCCCAGGACGGCCGAATCTGGCTCTGCGTCAACGGTACGTCGTTCATCCGCTTCAAGCCGGTGCGGACATGACCGGAATCGACCTGTGGACGCTCGATGGCACCGACAACGAGGTCGACGAGGTCATCGCCGTGTTCCGATTCGCCCTCGGCGCCGCCGAGACGTGCGAGATCGTCCACCCCGAGACCGTTCACCGCCTGCGTTGGTGGTGCAACGCCGAGTACAAGCGCCTCCACCCGCCCGAGCCGACCCCCGATCCGTCGATCGAGGTGCGCGCAGCGCTGGCGCGGTCGCCGTACTGGCCGTTTTGGGAGAACCTGCAGCCGAATCAGGAGGTGCGGTGGACCGGCACCAAGAACACCACCTACTTCGTGGTCGACGGTGAGCTGCATGACGACCCCGGCAGCCCGACACAGCGCCACACCGCCTACATCGAGCTGCGCCGGCACTCCGGCAAGACGTTCTGGACCCACATCGGAAAGGTGCGACCGCTATGACGATGCTCGATTCGGCCTCCATGCGTGTCGAGCTGACGCGCCTCGAACGGGAGGGACGTGACCTGATGACGTTGATGAACCGTCTCGGCGTCACCAGGGAGCTGCTGCGCCAGTACGAGGCGATCGACACGCAGATCATCGGTCTGCGCATGCGGCTGGTCGAGTCGTTGCGGAAGCTCGTGAAGTGAGCCGGCGCCGGCACAAGGTCTTCGTGGACGGACGAGTCCACATCCGCGCCACTCAGTGCCACACGTGCATCTTCGGGCCACGCTCGCCGGTCGGCGCCGAGCGCCGCGACGAGATGGTGGCCGGCGCCACCGCCGACGAGGCCGGCAGCATCGTGTGCCACCACCATCTCTACCAAGGCGAGCCGGTCGAGCCGGTGTGCAGAGGCTTCTACGATCGCCACGCCGGCTACGTGCTGCGCCTGGCGGTGTCGATGGGCGTGGTGGAGTGGGTGTCGTGATCGGCATCGGTGTGTTCATCGTTGGTGCTCTGCTCGTCGCCGCCTTCGGGATCGGGGCGTGGTTGGAGCAGGGCGGCAAGAGCAAGGACGAGGACTATGACGACGACTGATGAGATCATCGCAAGCCTGCGGCGTGCGGTGCCTGACGGCGACCTGCTCGATGAGGCCGCTGACGCCCTAGAGGCCGGGAGGGCGCTGGCCGACGACCTGGCCACCAAGATCGCCACAGCGACGGCTGCATGGGACGCCGAGGACGTGCAGGAGCGCAACGACCTGAGCGATGACTTCTGGCGGGCCATGGGTGGCCTGTTTGGGGCGTTGACCAGCTACCGGAAGGCGAGGGCATGAACGAGTGGGAGTGTGATTCCTGCGGTACTCCGTCACCCGGGGACGGCATCTACCTGTGCGAGTGGTGTCGGTTGGTCGAAGAGGAAGCGAGAGGTGACCTGAGCATGAAGGCTATGTACGCAGCGGCCATCCGTCTTGTGAGGAGGTACGAGTGAGCGGCCGTCTCACCGCCTACCCGCCCGACTTCATCGGCCCCATCGGTGAGGGCTACCGCTGCAACGAGGGCGAGTGGGTGGCCTCGACGCTGGATCGCAACGACCGCTGCTGGTTCCGCAAGGCCAACGACCGCAGCGGCCGTCTTGGCCGCTGGCGGGTGGGCACGTTCCTGTTCTCCTACTTCTACGACGGCGTGATCGCCCGTGTCTACGAGGACGACCCTGACGACTACATCGAGTACTCGCTGTTCTGCGACCTGGGTGACGAGATACGAGCGGAGGCTCCATGACCGACGAGACGATGCGCTACAACGAGGTGCTGTCTGAGTACATCGAGCTGTACAAGCACCAGCCGCCTCGCCAGGCCGAGCTGGTGGTGCCCCAATGGGCGCTCGACCGGCTCAACGAGCTACCCGAGGAACAGCGCACGAGCATCCTGGGCGAGGTCGACCAGATTGCGGCGCAGCACGGGCTGCTGACGCCCACCAAGATCATCGTGGCGCAGTGAGGTACTTCAACGCTTACCGGATGACCGGCGACAACGGCGTCAAGTGGCTGTTCACCCGCTGCGGCGAGTGCGCTGCGTTGGTTGCCGAGATCGACCAGGAGACGCACACCGAGTGGCACGGCGCCGCCGCCCGCAAGGTCGAGCAACTACGCCAGATGTACGGCTACGCCGTCGACAACCTCCCGCTGGCGACCCAGCAGCGCATGGATCTCGCCCGCAAGGTCTTCGTGGAGAACCCACCACCGAGCTGGCCGGAGGAGAACCAACGTGGAGACTAGGCACCACGTGATGCTCTGGCTCGCCATGATCACGATCATCTTCGACGTAACTCTGCTCGCCGGCCACTACCAGTAAGGAACACCATGCCACCCAAGCACCCCAACCTGTCACGAGAGCAGCGCAACGAGGCCGGCGAGGCGTACGCACGCTGCCGTTCTCTTCGTCATGCCTGGGAGCCGATCGGCGGAGGCCAACGTAAGCCGCTCTTCGGCGACCTGATCACGTACCGCTGCATCTTCTGCGGTGGCCTCCGCTACGACAAGGTGTCTCGTATAACGGGCGACCGCCTCGGCCCGCCGCAGTACGACATGCCGCCCGGCTACAAGGACGTCGGCAAGCACAACAGCGCCTGGTGGCGCGCCGCCTACTTGGAGACCGTCACCGACATGCTCATCAACGCCAACGACAACGTCACACCGATCCGAAAGGACGCCTCATGAGCGACACGATGACGATCACCACCAAGCTGACCGTGGTCACCTGCTGGTGTGGCATGACGTACGCCATCCCCGAGAAGATCGCCACTCACATGCTCCGCCAGCGTGACAACAACGAGCGCCAGACCGACACGTACTGCCCGCTCGGTCACACCTGGGAGTACACCGGCAAGAGCAAGCTGGACGAGGAGCGTGAGCGCGCCGAGCGCCTGGCGCGCCAGCTCGCATCACGAGAAGAGGACGTGCGCGCCGAGCGTGCATCGCACATCGCCACCAAGGGCCAACTGACGAAGGCACGCAAGCGTGCGGATCGAGGTGTCTGTCAGCACTGCCACCGTTCCTTCGTCGATGTCGCCCGCCACGTAGCGACGAAGCACCCAACGCAGCTCAGTACGTGAAGTTCACCGGGATCGTCCCCACGACCCAGCTACCGCAGGACACGTTCTGCCCACGCTGCCACCAGCTCGTGCATCTCTACGATCGCTCGATCTACGACGTGCCAGCGCGCATGCTGATCCAGATGTACCGCAAGGATCCCTTCGGTTACATGGACGTCCCGAAGATCTACAACAGCATCGTCGGGCAGCAGAGGGGCGGCGGCGACAACGTCAAGCCCCACCTGTGGGGACTGATCGAGAAGCAGCCCGGTGTGCGCGACGACGGTTCCTCACGCACCGGCATGTGGCGCCTCACCCGTGAAGGCCGGCTGTTCGTCCTCGGGCGCCTGTTCATCCCCAAGTACGCAATGGTCTACAACGGCGAGTGCCACTACCTCACCGGCCCCCTGTGGCACATCTACCAAGCGCTCGGCAAGAACTTCAACTACCGAGAGCTGATGGGCTACGACGATTAGGTTGGCGCTGTGTTGCTCGTTACGTGGTTAGGTGGCCCACTCGACGGGGTGGAGTTCGAGGTCGCCGGCAAAGCAGCCTTCGAGCTGAACTTCCTCGACGAGGACTGCTACGGGCCGCTCCCGGTCGGCGCCAAGCTCACCTTCCACTCACGTACCTTCTTCCCCGAGCTGATCGGCGGCAAGTGGATGGTCAGGTGGTGGGAGGAGTAGTTAGGGGATCATCGAATGATCCCATAGTGCTACCGGATCGATTCGAGGGAGGGGGGCCGGGCGCCCAGCCATCCCCTCCCAGGAGCAGACCGACGAAGGAACTGCTCCGCTCCCACGGTAGCTCTCACGCCGCCGACGCCGACCCGTACTTGCGCAGGATGAGCAGCACCGCCTTGATGTCCGCCTGCACGTCCTTCACAAGAGTCGGATCGGTCCCGTAGCTCGGGTCGGAGAACGTCAGCCGCACCACCTTGTCGGCGCCCTGCTTGACGCCCGTCAGGTAGATCTCGAACGCCACCTGGCGCTTGCCGTGCACGTAGTAACGGGGGTCGTACTTGTAGCGCTTGTGCGCCGGCACGCACCACTTGCCGACCTCGGCCTCGCACTGCGGACAGGGGACGTTGAGCGTGTCATGGTTCGTGTACATGTTCAACAACGTACCACACAGCTATGTGAGATTCCACAACTCTGTGTGAGCGACCCGGCTCGACTTACCGGACTAGATGGATGAGATCTGACCCTCGGTGCGGCCGGGTCGCCGCTACGCACGGTACTGCAGTACTTGGGGGTATGGCGTAATGGGGTTGTGGCTGTGAGAAGCGCATGGGTGCAGCCGCCGACTCCTGCGTCGCAGGCGGCTTAAGGGTGGGGGGGCCTATGCTCCTGCGGAGCCTATGCTCCCCGCACCCCTACCTCTGCGGAGCCTAGTACTGCGTACTAGCCTCTGCAGAGCCTGTGCACGCCAGCAGATGTGCAACGACGTTGCACATCTACAGCCTATGCTGCGGCGAGCCGCAGTAACTCCAATAGAGCTAACGAGCGCAGCTCGTTAGTCTCTATTGTTCAACGTCGTTGTACGTCGTTAGTTAGTAGCGGAGCTACTAACTAGCGCCGAGCTACTACTAACTCAGCGGCGCAGCCGCTCAGTTAGTAGCTGTTGCACTCGCAGCGAGCGTAAGCGGAGCTGTGTGGCGGTATGAGCGGCCAAGCGGCGGAGCCGGTTGGAGCGCTCCGGTCGGCTGCTGTACACGGCAAGGAGCTTGGTGAGCTGCTTGCTACCGCGTCGAGCTGCGCGTAGTTACTACGTGCTGCTGTACTCATGCATGCGTGAGCTACTAACTACGCGAGCACGCAGTACGTGCACGAGCTACGGCACACACACGTGGTGGTGGTACACGTAGACGGTGGAGCTGTTAGTGGGCGCCGCCTGTGCGCCCTAGGCGTCACGGGGTTCACGCAGTTCACGGTGTTGCGTTGACACTTACGTGCGCAGCGTTCCTTGTACTGAGTGTGAGAGCACTACCTACCACCACCATCACCCTCCTCTACATGGAGGAGCGTTACTACATCAGCGTGCACGTTGGCGGCGTCGAGTACGAGCTGGGTGACTACTGCACTGCATCGGAGGCGGGGTCGGTGATGGTGCGTTGGTTACGTGGGCGCGGGCTGACCACCGCATTGGGTAGTGGGCGCCGGCTGTCCGAAGCTCAGAGGCTGGGTGCGTGCGTAGTGACGTTCGACGTCGAGCGCTCAGTCGAACCAGCTACGCACGATGTCGTAGAGGATGCTCACCACGATGATGAGCACGAGCAGTAGCAAGCCTGCAGCTACGAGGTGCAGTGCACGCCAGCTCACCGACCAGTGTCTTCGGGGTAGGCGCCGTCGTGGTTGAGCACGTCGAACAGCTTGGGCGTCGGCTCCTCGCCCTCGGGCCACACCTCGTTGAGTGCTCGCGCCAGGCGGAACGTGATCGGTGAGTACCTCACTGGTGCACAGTGGATGGCGGCGTTGGCCTCGTCGTAGTGGGCGAAGTACTGCAGTGCCCACAGTGACGCCTCACGTAGTGCGTCGAGCTGGGCGTTGTCCGCTGGCGGCGGCAGCTTGTAGTGCGCAGGCTCCGCTCCGAGCGCATGCAGTAGGCGCTGTCCCTTCAGTGACACGTCACGTACGTGAGCTACGTGCTCGGCGTGGCTGTACGGGCCGCTGTTCCATCGCTCGTAGTGCTCGACGGCTGAGTCGAAGCTGCGGTGCTCTTCCATGGTGCGTAGCTCCTTTGTGGTGGGCCGGCGTGCAGTACCGAGTCGGGGTGCACGAGCTGTGACTCCTCTTCGAGTAGGCGCATGAGCTGGCACGTGCGGATCTCGTCGTAGCCACGTCGTGCGAAGAACAGCATCCAGGTGAGCTGCTCGTCACGTGTCATGGTTGGATGGCCGCTGCTTGGTCGATGCCGACGAACAGCGTGTAGGCGTGCACGAGCAGTGACGACTGTCTGCGTGTGAGGCCGGCGTCAGGATCGTGACGCTGTGTGCACCAGTACTCGTGAGCGATCAGGTGGCCGATGCCCCCGAGCACGTCGCGCAGCATGCACTCACGATGCGCCTGGCGCGGGCCGTCCTCGGTGTACAGCGTGACCGTGTCATCAGTGGCGACCGGCTCGGTGCACAGTGGGCAGTCCATCAGTTAGCGCTCGGGTCGTAGTCGGTGTTGACCTCGATCGAGTCACCCGGCGTGTTCATCTCGTCGGCGTGCTCCTCGAAGACGTGTGTCAGTGCGTCCTTGATCGCCGCCTGTCGTTGCGGATCCCTGATGTCACGTGCCGTTGTGATGACCTTCACTGCCTCGGCGATGCCCTCTTGTACGTGGTCGTCGCAGACCACGATGTCGTTGAACCCACACGTCGGCGGCTCGTCGCAGAACGTGCAGTGGTCGGGGATGACGTAGTCACTCATGCTCAGTCGCCGGCATCAGGTGGCAGCAGTGAGATGGCCAGGTCGACGTCACGCACGGCCTGGCCGCACGTGGTGGCTGTGGGCCACTCTCCCATGAGCTGGAAGCACTCGTCGAGGCGCTCCTCGGGACAGCCTCGTGCGAGCATCAGTGCGGCGACGCCTGGGATCATGACAACTCCATGCCGGCGCCACACGTGCAGATGTGGCCACCCTCGTGATTGGTTGGCGCCGGCAACAACGCCGGGCGCGCACACACGTGCTCGACGTCGGTGGTGATGATCTCGGGATCGGTGACAGCACCATCGGCGAGATCCTCGACGCGGGGTGCATGCCAACGGAACATGCACACACCGAACGTGTCAGCGGCGTTGGCTGTGGGCGTGTGCTCACTGGTCACTGGTCACCGTCACATCGATCTCGTCAAGCACGTTGCGGAAGTCATCGGCGGCGAGCTTATTGCGCCCCTCGTACGGCTCGACACCTCCCCACGGCTCGTTCTCGTAGAAGGCGATGCAGTCACGTATGAAGGCGATCGCATAGGCCATGCGCTCGGGGCTGATGGCGTCGCCCTGTGCCAGTGTGCGTATCGCCGAGCGTCCGCGGTCCCACTCTTCGAGGTGCATCGACCACGCCTCGGGCCACCACGAGAACGCCTTGTTGACCAG